GGCCAAGACAACCGCTAACAACTTCGTTCATGAATATACCAGCGTTATCGAAAACGGTCTTGACTCTTCTCCATTCATCTCTGAAGGTCAAGGCGGTAGCGATACTCTTTCTACAAATCAATCAGTATATGAACGCAAGTTTGTCAAGATCAAATTCATGGCTGAAAGACGCCAAGTTTCTGATATGGCCTCTATGCTTTCTCTTCTTGGTGGCAATTCAACCGCTCTAGCTGAAGAAACTGAAAGAGGTACTTTAACTCTTCTCAAGAAGATGGAAAAGGCTCTTTGGTTTGGCGATGAAGATACAAATCCAGATGGTTTCGATGGTTTGATCAAGCAAATCGAACGCACAAGCGGTGCAATCGTTGACGGTCAAGGTCGTCCTTATCGTTCAAATACATGGGACCTCGAAGGTAGTGCACCAACAATTCTTCTCTTACAAGAAATCCTCGGTGCTGTATATAGCTCACCCAATTTCGGTGAACCAGATACTATCTATGTAACTCCTAATGTGTATGCTGAATTACAAAAGCAATTTAATGAACAAGGCCGTTATGATATCAGTGTTAGCGGTAATTCCATTGTTGCAGGTGTTAAATCTATCACCGTTATGGCTCCATATGGTCCAGTAGAAATCGTAAGTGCACCATTCCTTGAAAGATCTGAAAAGCCTAATTCAATTGAATTGGTTGGTCATGGTATCGTTGCCTCTTTTGGTACACAACCAACCGCCGCTGCTGATGCAAGTGGCAAGAGCAAATTCAAAGCTGGTGATGCTGGTTTCTATAAATATGCAGTAGTAGCCGTAAATAAATTAGGGATGACCTTACCTATCGTTTCTGATGCCGTACAAATTGCCAGTGGTGATAAAGTAAGCATGAAGATTACAAGAAATGGTGGCAACCCAGCAATTTCTTATCGTATCTATCGTACCGCTAAGGCAACTTCAGCAAATGCAGTCAATACCGACAGCTTGAAATTCTTGATGGAAGTATCTGCTGCTCAACTCGAAGGCAACAACTTTGCTGATTACAATCATTTCATGTACGGTTGCTCTCACATTGTTTTTGCAAACCATGATCCAGGTCAAATGGCGTTCGCTAAGTTAATGGATTTCATGAGAAAAGATTTAGCTCAAGTAAGCACAACAAGACCATTCTTGCTCATGCTCTTCGGTAGCTTGATGGTCAAGACTCCTAATAAATTCTGGGTTGTCCGTAATGCTGGTGTCAACAATGCATCAGGCGTTGCAGCAAACTACTTAAACGCTAATTTCTAAGATAACTATAAGGGAAGCATCTCAACATGTGGATATACAATAGAAAATTTACGATGGGTAGTGGTGCATTTATCACACAATTTAGAGGAATTAAGTTTATGGTTGAGATGCCAAGCGGTAAGGTTTTAACTAAATTTCACGCCAACGAAGAAGCCTACATCAAATTAAATCCATCTCTCTTTACATGGTATGCGGATCAGGGAGAGGAAGGCAAACAAGAGGATAAGCAATCAGAAGTAGAAGATAAGCAAGCTAATTTAATTTTAAGTATGATAGGGGAAGAAGAGCTTGAGGTTGCCAAGCCAAAGAAATCAAGCAAAAAGAAGGGTGGATCATAGTCCCCCTAGTGGAGTATCTATGAGTATTTTTGATTTTGTTACCCCCCAACGATTAAGACAGACATATCTAGGTGGAATTGATTTAACAACGGATCAAGGGAGTCCGTTTAGTGATTTACTACTGACTGATGCAATCAAACAAGCCGTCTCTAGCCTTGAGATGGAGCTGGGTATTGTCATTGATCCTCTTAGAGTGGTAGGGGAAAGACATGATGCAAATTCCAAGGATAGAGAAAGCTTTTGGCCTTGGCATCTCAATCATCGTCCGGTTGTTGAGATGACGGAAGTTCGCTTACAATTAGGGAATAATCCGTTCATGGTCATGCCTCTAAACTGGTTTAATGTGATTGGTCCAGAAGCCGGTCAAGTCAATCTAATTCCCACAAGTGATAGTATAGGCTCGTTCTTTTTTAGAAGCGGGATGCCTCTTGTTTTCGGGGATGTGTTTAATCCTTACAACAATGTCCCAGGTTATTGGGGGGTAGATTATATTGCCGGCTTTAGATTTGAAGAAGGTATTGCAACAATCAAGGCCGGTCAAACAAGTGTAGATGTGACAATCCCAGGAGCTACCCTATCTACAAAGCCTCTTGTTGAGTGTGAATTTACTGGAGCAAGCAATGGTGCACTATACCCCAAAATGAAAATTGCAGGTACTAAGGTTTTCACGATTGGGGTATCACAAGCACCTACTCAAGATACCCAAATCACATGGAAGCTCACTACCGTTGAGCCAGCCTTGATTAAGGCAATCAGTTTGATGGCAAGTATCTTGCCTCTTGGTGTAAGTGGTAATTTGGTAGCGGGAGCTGGTATATCAAACTTCTCTCTTGGTGTTGACGGCCTATCTCAAAGTATTAGTACCACTAAATCAGGGGATGCTGGTGCATACAATGCTTTGATCAAGCAGTATCGAGCGGAGCTAGATCAGGTTATCCCCCAGCTAAAGGCCAAGTACCGTGCTATGAATATAGCAATCATTTAGAAAGAGAAAGGCTTGAGTATGCAACTACCTATCAATCAGATGGATCAACGCAAGAATCGTGTTGACTTCATGGATAAGCAATTTAAGCAATTGGTGGATCAAAAAGGCCAGGAAGTGCTTTGGTATCAAACTACGGAATGTCCATGTAGGCAACAAGGGAATGAATTAGGTTTAGATCTAGCAAGTATCTCAAGCACGGTAGCATCTACCACAGGCTTTAACAATGCTTGTCCCGTATGTAAAGGCCAAGGAATTATCCTACATTCCCCCCAAGTGATTATGGCAATCATCACAAGCATGGGTGGCGTGTATTCGGTCAGTGAGTATGGTGTATATCGTGATGAGAAGGTAAATATCACAACGCATCCAGAGCATTTATTAGGTTTTGGGGATAAGCTAGTGTTGCAACATTCAGTCATGAGATACACTGAAAGCGTGACTATGCCAAGCAGCGGTTTAATCGCTAGTACTCGGTATCCTATCGTAAAAAGATCTATGACTTTATCATCGGGGGAGGTTGAAATTGGCGTACTACACCTTCAAAAAGCAAATGCACAAGGTTTGGCGGTTTTGGGTGGCGTACTCGTTCAAGACCAGCATTTCACGATTACCACTGATGGGAAGATTGATTTTAGTATATCTCCTAGCACTGCACCAACCGCCGGTACACTATTCGCTATCTCTTATTTTATGCATCCTATCTATAAGATTGGCTCTTATCCTCATAGCATTAGGGATACTAAGGTAGTGTATAAGCAACCAAGTGAGCTACATACACCACTACTCACACAAGCCACTGCATCACTGGATTTCTTCAATGTTTGATCTTCATTTTACACATATTTTAAGGAATGGATTAGCCTTGTACTCCCAACAGACGAGGTTTAATCAGCTATTCCCTACAATATCTCAAGCCTTACAAACCAAATTTTACCAGCTCTTCATGGAGACCCAAGCGAAGCATCCAATCTCAATTGATCTAGCGAATACGGGTAAAGTTCAAAGCTTGCCTATGATCAGTATTAAATTGATGGAGCAAGCTTTTGAAACGCAAGGCTTGGGGGATTTGAGCGATGAGAAACACTTTCACCTTCTCACTCTTCAATCCGTAGATATTACGATCTATGCACAAGATCAGGATTTGGTGAGAGTACTACATGCAATCACGCACGCAAGTTTCCTACAATACAAATCAGCCTTGATCAAGGTTGGATATGATAACTTAAGGTTTGTATCTAGCACTGATATGGATCAAGAAACCACTTTGAACGCTGAGTCTAGCTCTCTTGTTAATTTTAAGAGAAGGCTCAAATTCACAGCTATTCATCACATGTACCTGCCTACACTAACAACCTCATCAGATCAAGAATTGCCAATTTTTGTGCAAATTGATCAGTATGGTGGCGATGTTACAACTTACACGAAATAAAAGGAGCATACTATGCCTTCATCAATCGTCTTCCAAGGCGGAAGAAAATATAGACCTGGCGTATACGGTGAAATCAAACAAGCACCTACTACAAATCCCAGCATTGCAAGCGGTGCCGTAGCTCTTGTCGGTGATTTTCCACTCTTCCAAAAAGATAGTGTCAATACCTATGACAACCTAGAAGCCTTCTTAGAAGCGACTGGGGGGGAATATGGTCTTGATATTTTGGGTCAGATTGGTTTCTCACCTAGAGCGGATTTAGGTGGCAATCCCACAAGCCTTACAATTGTCAATGCACGACAAGCAACGCAAGCAAGCAAGACTATTAACGGTCTCAAGATCAAAGCAAAACACTATGGGACATGTGGCAATCGTGTTTTTGTGGCTTTAGATGAGAACGGTAATGATCCAGATCTATACGATCTTTTTGTTTATGAGAGTGGAAACCTCAAGGAAAAAAGCATTGCTATTGGTAAAGGCACGATTGCCAGCCTACAATATACCGGTACACTTCTTAGCGATGTCAAGCTATTGATCAATCAAGCTACTGATAAGCTCGCTATCAATTTCATTAAGAATATCGCATCCTCAATCATTATACCAGGTACTGCAATCGATTTTAACGCTTTGATTGTAAGTGGTGCATTGACCTTTACCCAAAGAACAAGTAGCTCCCCTTCAGCCGTAGCAATTACAATTCATGGTCTATCAGAAGCGGGTAGCACAATCACAACCACCACTACTTTGCCAGCTGGTGCAGTCGGTACAACAATCACAACCAGCCAAACATATTCACAAATCACAAGCATCGTTTTGGATGGTGCCAGTGATTATGCTGGTAGTATTGAAATCAGCGGATCCTTATACTCAGCAAAGCTATCAGATATCTCTAATATTGGCTCAACACTGACAACAATCAATCAAAGCAATGATGATATTGTTGTAGTGTTGCCTGAGTCTATTGTTAGCGGTGAACAGCTGGATAATGTTGCAAGTACAAGTATTGTATCAAGTGCGTTATCCCTCACTTGTGATTGCTCTTTCCTCAAAGATTTTCTTGATGGTAGTCTTGTTGTGGAAGGTGAGATTGTTAGCGGTGATAGACCAGTAGGCTCAACCGTAGGCTTTAATTTAATTGGTGGCTCAATCGGTGCTCTCACTTCTAGTGATTGGCAATCCGCTCTTGATGCTCTAGTGTACAAGCAAATCAACATTGTTGTTGCATACACTGATGATATTGCTATTCACCAACTGGTCAAAGATCATTGTGTAAAAGCATCAGTAGAAGCCGGCCTTGAACGAAATGCTTGGATCGGTACAAGTGCAAACTTAACACTCAATCAAATCTATGCTCAATATGTAAAAGTATTGAATGATCGTAATTGTGCCGTTGTTGGTCAATCTCCTATCGTGCTTGTTGGCGGTGAGAAAAAGACACTAGAACCTAAAGCATTGGCCTTCTTCATGGCTTGCCTTCAAGCATCTCTCGGTGTTGCTACCCCTCTCACTAGAAAGCAACCTAAGATTTTTGACACAACACAAGCTTTCAATCCCGAGTCTGAAGCTAGTCTTGCTATCCAAAAAGGTATTGTGATTTTGAACGGAAAAGATCGAGGTCTCAAGGTTGAACGATCAATCACAACCTGGCTCAAGGATCTAAATCCCTTCTATACTGAAGTATCTGCCAATGAGAGCATCAATCTTAGCATTAGAGATTTGAGACTCTTCCTTGATAGTGAGATTGGTAGCAAGTCAACCGTTGCTCAAAAAGACAATGTACAACGCTTAACTATCAACCGGTTAAGCTTTCAAAGAGATAGCGGATTGATCCTTGATTTCAAAGATGTTGTCGTTCGTCAGGTCGGTGATACTATCAGTGTTGTTTATGCTATGGCAGGGATTGAGCCTCTCAATTTCATCACTATCACAGCTAATGTCGGAAGGATCTAAAAATGGTACAACCTAGAGTAATCAGCGGTGCATCCGCAATTGTAAAAAAAGATGGCAAAGCGATTGGCTATTGCACAAATATCACTGTAACCGAAAACTACACCTTGCAAAGAGTAGATGTACTTGGCTCTATTGATAGCTATGATATTGAGCCTGTTGGTAGAACAGTGAGCTGTCAAGTAGGTTTCATGAGAGTAATTCCAGATGGTGGATCAGCAGCACAAGGTCTTGTACCTAGTCATCTTGCTACCGCTACCAACCAACAAAGAACCGTCGATGTTGTAAATTTCTTCACTCAAGGGATTGATCTGGAATTGGCTGATTCAGCTGATTTTGGAGCAGGTCAAAAAACACGATATTTGATCAAGGGGTGCAAACCTGAGAGCCAAAGTTTCACCGTAAACCGCCAAACACTGATGGCAACAAATATTAATTTTCAAGCATTGAAGTTAATTGAAATCAAGGATACCGAACAGCTTGGTTAACCTAGTGGATTGATACTATCCCACATTGGACCATATGGAGTAAATAAATCCAAAAGATAGTTTATTGCAAGAAAAAAGATAAAAATAATGTATTGTTCAAAATCGAGGCTTTTTGAACATGTTTAGCTCTGAATGTTCAAAATTAGTCTTCATCGTCTTCGTCGAGCCATGCATCCAAAGACGCTAGAGCTTTTCGGATATTTTCATGTCTTTGATTTTCATCAGAATGATGCGTGCGTTTATGTGTCGCTGGATTTGTGCGAAGCTCATCAATCGTATCTGATGATACATAGAGACTAAGAAAGTTTAAGAAGCCTTGGATCAGAAGATCTGCAAGCTCATTCGCTTTTTTAGGAAACGAATATGTTGGCCAACAACCAGACACGGTTTCATGGTTATCAAATACGCTAACTTCCAGCCATCGTTTTTCTTTGAGTATTGCTCGCCACTCAAACTCATCATATTTCATAGAAAGAATAAGATCGTTGCTCATGCTCACATGAAATTTTGTGTTTTTGAGTAGCTCAAAAGTTTGCATCAAGGTTGTTTGAATATCTCTTAGGAATGTTTCTTCCTCAAGGCAATCGGCTTGAAGGTGTACTAGCTCATCCAGGATCCGAACAAAATCACTTCTCATACCAAAATTCTTTTCAATCTCTAATCCTTTGTAGAAGTCAGTACGAGCAAAGATCATTGGGTCTCTCATGGTGATGATACTGGATACATCATCCACCATTACAGTAATAGAAATTTTATCTTTGGCAATTTCTGCCTCGCATTCGGGATGCATATCTGCCATCTTTTTGAAATTTTTTATCGTGGCTTTCATGTCATCCAGTTGTGCTGGTGTAGGCTCATAGATCAAAGGCATAGCGTTCTCACTTTCTTGTATGTGTGTTTCATTGGCAAGTGTAAGAATTTTTAAGATCTTTACTAGCAAATTTGATATATCGATATATATATTTTGAAAGGATTGAGACATGAGTAAGAAGGAAACAATCGATTTAAGAAAAATCAAGGCTGATGCGGAGTCTTTGGTTGAGAAAAAAGAAGATGATTTAGTCAGTAGGGAAGAGACTTTCTCTATTGAATATGTAGCACCAACAGGTAAGCATTTTAGAGCCGATTTACTCTCTTGTGTGATGGATACTGAAAGCCGTCTTGCAATGAATAGGGTACTTCAAAGCTTATGCATGGGGGTAGTATTTGATAATCTACCAACAGAAGAGAAGTACCGTCTTCAAGGTCTTGCTCGGTGTCTAGTACAAATCAAAGATCCTCCAGAGTGGCTCACTGAATGGATTGGTCAAGATAATCAATTGCTCATTCAGATTTTGAATACCCTAGTTGAGCATGAGGCTCTTTTTTTTGGAGCAAGCACCAAAGAGGGTGAAGAGGCTAAGGGACAAAAGCGAATTTCCATTGCTGCAAAGTTTATTGCCAGATAAAATCAAATATCAAATATCAATCGAGCATTATTATTCATGGGAAAATCTAGAGCTTGCCATGCTGCATTGTACCCAAGAAACATTTGAGCAGGCCTTCCCCAGCCTTTATGCTAAAATCGATTTTCAAGATGGTATCGCTACAACGGGTATTAGCGAGATAGACAAGATGGAACAAGCATTAGCAAGAGGAGAAGATTTACATGATTACCTCGCAACCTACAAATAACACAATTCCCACGCCAATGGGTGTTGCTCAACCTCAAATCACGCAACCGCCACTAGCACAACCAACAATTGCACCTCCAACAAGCACACCCCAAGCTACTGGCTCAACAGGTATCATCACCGCTATGAATGGTTTAACTTCCGTTCTAAAGCAGCTCATAGATATCAATCAAAAACTGATAGCAAGCAATACCCAGCAAGTACAAGGTACCCAGCAAGTACAAGTGCGTAGTAGTGATAGAGACATGAGCTTTCAACAAATCGATCAACGCATGTCTCAAATCACGAGCAAGGCTGGTCAGGTTGGTGGCTTGAGCAACGGCTTTGCTGGACAACTTGCCGCTATTCCCTTTGGCCTTGGTGGCTTACTTGCCAGCCAATTCACAACCTTGATGGGAGCAGGTGACCAAGCGGGAGCATATAGCTCAAGTCTTGCGGATTTAAAAGGCTTAGGGGGAAGCGGTATCAGTGGATTTGCGGGTAAGGGGTACAAATCAAATGAAGCTTTTGCTATCCAAAGAGCGATTGCTATGAGTGGGGGTACTGGAACGCTTAGTGTAGATCAAGCAATTGCAAGTGAGCAAAAAGGTCTTGGAGCTGGTTTGGTTGCTAGTGTACAAAAGCTAGGGGAAACGATAGGTAAGCAAGCGAATATAGGGGTATCCGTTGTCAACTCACTACTATCTCAAGACTTATCACCAGAGCAAAGACGATCAGGTCTATCTTCAATCCAAACGATGCTATCTGACCGAATGAATGGAGACCTATCACTTGCGAGTACAAATACAACCGAGCTACTACGCAAGATCAGTGAGTCAAGTAGTAAGGGAACAAGCTTATTGCAGACCATTAGTGAAATTCAAAAAGAGGATGCACTCAAGAAAGGTATTATTGCCTCTGATCCTCTTGAGACTTTTAATCGCAAGCTATCAACGCAACAAGCTGGATTACTGCTGGCACAACAGCAAGCGGATGCAATAAAATCAAGACCGGATCTAAGTTTATCCCAGCAACTACAACTATCAAGATATAATTTTATGGGTCAATCACTCCCGCCAGAAATCATGGATGCCTTCAAGGAATTGCCACTATTACTAGGTAAAGGCAAAGGTGATTTTAGTGCAATTGGTAGAGGTGGGATTGCATCAGCACAAGCGAGTGCAGAAATGCAAATTATCAATTCAGCTCTTGGTAATTCAGGCTCAATTATTTCAGCAATTCAAGCAGATACAAGAGTAAGAAAAACAAGCATATCTACCCCCCAAGATTATGAGGCCTTGGGGAAGACGGGGGAGACAGCAGCACAAGCGTTAAGTCTCGGTCTTACCGTTCTTTCAAAGGGGGTAAATTCATTGGCGGAGGTGATGAATAAGACGATCGAAGCGGTTGAAAAATTGACCGACAAATTCAGTTTTGGCAAGCCAGACCCCGTAAAGATGAAACAAGAATTAAACCGAAAGCCTACTGATGCCTTTGGGGGGAGTAAGCTATGATTAAAGTAGAAATTATTGGACAACAACGAATTGACATCACGAAGCTGACTACTGATATTTCATTCAGTCAAGCAATCGATTTGACCAGCAATAAGGCAACACTAAGTATCCAAATGTTTAGCACAAGCATTGATAGCTTGTTTACAAATGGAGACAAATTTGCTCTCAAAGGCAAGCAACTCATGATCAAATATTTAGATCAGTTGTTGTACTGGGGATTTATCGATAGTATCTCAATTGAAACGATACTTGATTTTTCAGGCCTTGAAATCACAACTGGCTCACTCACATGTGATAGTATTTTCACAAGGATGCTCAATTCTGAAATTGTACACTCTAATTCTGCCACTCTCTATGGAACCGTAAGAAGTGAGGTACTAGCTACTTATGCTGCGTATCTAAGGCAAGAAAACGATTTTGCTAAGATCTTGCAATATACACTTGATCAATTTGCCTTTGCCAAAGTACCCCAATCCTTATTCGAGCAAGGCTTGAAAGTATCTGATCTAATCAACATTTGTGATGGTGTCCAAGGCTATCATTTGCCTCAACTTGCTCAATATGCAAATGACAACAATAAAGTGTATTCAATTTTGAAGCAAGGTCTAGTCAATCCCAATGACAAGCTACTGACTCTTCAAAAATTCATGACAATATTCCAACAAACGCCAGAGCTTGTCGAGTTTTTCTTCCTACTTGTACCATACCAAGAAGACTATAAGATTGAGCAATCAAAGAAAATACTTTACAAGGCTTTAGGAGCGGTACCAACGATTGTGTTTAGGTACAAGCCTTTGCCACCAAAATTCAATATCTCTAAAAAATCCCTTGAGAAAGTGAGAGATACGAGGATCCTTTCTCGTCCAGTGGTGGAGCTTACATTCACTGAAGATACAAGTGATAGATCAAAGATCGAGTACCTTGAGATACCCGTTCACCAAATCCTATCTATATCATATGCATATGATGATGAAATGATCAACGCCGTTTCCGTATACAATGGTGTGAGTGCAAGCAATTCAAGCATAGCTTTTTCACTGGCGGAAAGCTTAAATCATCTCGTCATGAATGAGGATGATGCTGAGGAGTTTGGGATATCACACAAAGTAATCACAAATTTCTATGTAGAGGATCCATCCCCGCTCACTAGTGCTAAATTGACTGAATTAGGTTTTTGTTTATATGGTGATGGAGCATATTATAGTAAGGGAATTGTAAAGCTAGGATTAGCATTTACACAAGCTCTTACGGTAGGTCAGTGGGTATCGTGCCAAGGCTTTACTGCATATATTACAAAGATCGAATACAAGATAGGCCTATCCACTTCCGGTATCCAAGAAGGCTCGATAGATTTACATTTTGAACGAGGTAGTAAAAGTAGGCTGCCTCTATTCTACCCCAAGCAAGTGAAGAAAGATTATCCCCAGAACAATCAAAAAACCGCTATCAATCCTATTCCTAAATCACAAATCGAAAGGCGAGGATAGTATGCAGATTTGTAAAGGTAAAGTGCAAGCAATCTCAAAGAGTGGTAGTGGGGAAATACTCTACCAAATTCAGATGGATGATGGCTTGATTGTGAGCAACGCCAGGCAACTAAGCTGGGGGGGAAGCGAGACTCGATTTAGTGTACAACCTATTATAGAGGGTGCAATCGTTGTGCTTATTTACGATCAAAAATTCATTCCCGTCATACTAGGATGTATCCCAGATGTACCAGATAGGCAGTCCATCGGTTTAGGTATATCAACCAAGCCTATCACTAGTGATTTAAATAGTATAGGTCATTTAGATACGCATTTATCAAATGCAAGAGCAAGTATCAATCTTGGTATCAATGGTCTCACTTTGGATAGTGATATCATTCGTATGCAACTGAACAAGCTTAGGATTTCCCACGATGGAAGCACAAGTGATGTAGCTATCAATGGACAAGCCTTTATCAATGCTCTTATGAATGAATTGAATTTCTATATCACTCATTTGACCGTTCAAAATTCCGTGCTACTTGGTATTATCACCAGTCTCGCAAGTGCCTCCATCATCACACCAGTGGAAGCTACTTCATACACAACGGCTATCACTGAAAGCACGGCTAGCAATCTATCCCAGCATATACCAACAAATCAGGTCCGTGATGCTTTGCTTGCTACACTAAACCAACGCATAGAGCTACCATAGGAGAATGACATGAAGTTAGGTATCAAAGGCAAGGTTGAGAAAAAGGGAATATTTGACAAAATCAATAGTGTTATCGATCAAGTGATGGATGTAGTAGATACCGTAGTACGCCTACCGATTGACTACTATCTAGAGCTATATCAAGGAGGCAAGAGAGTTAAAGTGGTGGTACTACCATCACAACCTCAAGCCTTTAGTATAGAGCGAGAAACACCTGCAAAAGTGGAATATACTTTTGATGATCAATCGGTATTTCGCCAGATAGGTACACCTCGCAAGGCTACCATCTCTATCAAGGGTAAGATTGGTCTTGGTCCTAGACTGGCAAGTAAGGCCAATGGAATTATTGGTTTTCTTACACCAGATCAAGTCATGCAAGAGTTTGGGGATTTCCTGCATGGGTATGGGGAACAAGCTAGATCAGAGAAAAACAAGCTATTTTTTGATTATACTGAGCTAGACGCATTCCTAAAGGACAAGCGAACAACACTAGTCTTTAGAGCGGTACAGGAGCAAGTCAACGCCAAGGTTGAGGTTAGGCGTTGGCGTGCTGATCGTACAAGGCTTTCATACGATTGGACACTAGATTTAGAAGCATATGATCAAGCAGTACCACCAGAAAAGAATTGGTACGATCAAATAATGGATGTAGTGAAAGAGGTAGAAAAGCTCACAAATGCAATTCGAGCCTTTGGTGCGGTTGCCAACAATGTGGCCACAAACGCAAGCAATGTAGTTAGTTCGGTGAGCAATGCAATCAAAAATGTTGCCTTGCTACCCGTAACCGTAGAGAACGATTTTAAAAATGCTTGGCGAACGATGGGGGGAATTATTGATACGATCAAGGATGCAATCAAGCAAATCAAGTCAGCATATGGTGAGGATGAAGCAACTGGTGTGAGTACTACTGCTCAAGCTAGCTGGGAAATCAAAGGGATTTCGTTTGGGGATGCTATACGAGTACAATGGAAAAATAGCAATATTCCTAATCTCTCACAAGGTACACCAATAGATCTTGACTTGCTCATCCTCACTCAAAATTTAGAGGATCTAGCTTATACCTTGGAGCTACTACAAGGTTATGTTGTACCTATCCTAAAGAATGATGATTTAGCCAAAGGTTTTTTAAGAACCGATAGAGGTTTTAAGCAATTATCTGCCTTCAATCAAGGCTTTGATACGATACCTACTACAGAGCAAGAGCCATACCCCACTTTTGAATATACCCTTAGATTAGGTGAAAATCTGCTCACGGTCGCAAGCGATTTGCTCAATTCGCCATCTGATTGGATCAAGCTAGCTACTCTCAATTCGTGCCTTGATGCTCACACTAAAGCAGATGGATCCATCCTCCAAGCTGGAGATATCATCCTAGTACCTACCGAAGAGACAACACCAAGCTTTGCTCCTCAACAATTCACAAGCGATTTGAAATTGGTTGATGGAGACCTTGTACTTGGTAAGGATGATCTTTCGCTTGTCTCTGGTCTAGATGCAATCAAGCAAACGCTTGCCTATAGGTTAACTACTGAGAAGGGACAATTAACACTTTTCCCAAACTTTGGTATCCAAAAGATCATAGGCTCAAAAAATATTGATCGAGTCAGCTCATATCTAGCGGTAGATATCAAAGAGCAAATCTTGAGTGATACCCGTATTCTAGATGTACCGAGCATTTCTTTGATCGTAGACGGGGATGGCGTGGCCGTTGATTTAACATGCCGTACAACTTTGAATAGTGATAATATCTCATTCATTGCACCAATATAGGATTTAGATTATGCCATACACACCGAAATCAGCCTTAGAGATACTAAGGGATTTAACCGCTATGACGGTAGGTAGAACAAGCCTTGATGATATCTCAAATGGATCAATCTTAACCACTATGTATTCAGCGATTGCTCAAGAGCTTGCTAGTGTTGAGCGAAAGCTAGTGACGATTCGTGAGTCGTACTTTTTGGATACCGTTTCAGGGATTGATCTAGATGAGAGAGTCAGAGAGCTACCACTTGGGACCGTGAGGCGATTACAAGCCAGTCATGCAAGTGGTGGCGTGCTAGAAGTGACTAGGGATGATACTACCAGTGATTTAGTCATACCAGCAGGTAGTGAGGTTGTTTGTTCTCGTACTAGCATGACATATCGCACGATTGATGATTATACCATGGTTGCTGGAGCATCTAGTCGTTCAGGTATTTTTGTTGTTGCTAGCCAACCAGGTAGTTTAGGGAATTGCGGAATAGGGGAAATTGACACGATCAAGTCTTTACCTGATACCATTCTCACTTGCACGAATACGATTGCTCTAAACAATGGATTTGATGAAGAGGATGATAGTAGTTTACGAGCTAGAGCAAAGACCTACATTAACTCGTTATCCCGCTCACAAAAGGCAGCAATCGAATTTTTAGCAGTCTCTTTTGTTGGTAGTACAGGGGAAAGACTACGCTATGCAAAACTCGTTGAGCCAGAGGATAAGCCAGCATATTCGGAATTGTTTGTTGATGATGGTACGGCGGAGATGAGCGTTGCTACTCGCTCAAGAGTGGGTAAAGCCGTTGGGGGTATTGTACCGGTTGGCGGTCAAAGAGTCTTGTATCATGAAGCACCTGCAACCGCACCTATCACAACAAGTCAAATTCGTGTGAATGGTCAAGCAATAGCTCAAAGCCGTATTATCTCTTTACCAGAACGAGGGATTGTATATGTGCAAGGTCTAGAAGCTGGTGATGAGTGGACAATTGGGGAAAGCTCACCTTATAGAGTTTATACGGGTATCATTGCTGAAATCCAAAGAGAAATCGAAGGTGATTTAGATGAGCCAACAAGGATGACTGGATTTAGAGCAGCAGGCACAAGAGTGGTAGTTAAAGCGATTACCCCTACCCTTATCTCTCTTCTACTCAATCTCAAGATCAAGCCAACATATTCAGCCTCTATCGTACAATCAGCGGTTATTCAAGCTTTGGTTGCCTATATCAATTCTTTAGCACCTACTGACACACTTTATATCTCACAACTTGTTAATAGGTGCATGGATATTGACGGTGTGCTAGACATTGCCTTTATCAATGCAGACGGCTCACCGCTACAAAATATCGAGCCTCAAACCTCTTCCCCAACACGAATTAAATCTGAAAGTATTACGATCAGAGTAGGAGCATAATAACATGGCTATTGAAAAAAAAGTACTATTACAACCACTTGAAAGACTTGATCTTGAAGATGTGCAAGGCTTACAAGACATCGTGCATGAGCAAGTCAGTCGCTTGCTTGGTGGCTTAGTTACCACTGGTGGAGGCTTGCTTAAGAAGTGGGATAGCTCAAGCACAATCAACAATTCAAGTAAGTTAATTGCCTTTAGTGATTTCAGTTATTTTGCTCGTACGATTAGCGGGGATGATGCTACTCAAGGTACCGTATGCTTGCACCGTACAAGTGCAACAAATGGGAATTGCGATTTTACCGTAGCTCATGCACTTACTCAAATTTACTACACAACAAATTCAGCACTCCCCCCTAGACCTACCAGTGCAAGCTATGTTTCTGCAACACATGCACAATTCTACCCCCCGATCTTTGCCAAGAGAGTGCTTAGTAGTGGTAGTACACAAAACCGCCGTTTTTGGTCCGTCGTAGATGGTGCAGAAGTTACTCAAGCGATTGCAACGAGACAAATTGAAAGCACAATCTTTAGTGTTGGCGTACCTAGTGATTTAGGTGATGATGGTGAAGCATGGTCTCTAATTGGCCGTATCACTCAATGGTCTCTTTCAGGTAGTACCGTTCAATTGTCGTTGGCGGGGATTACACCTTATTATCTAGCGGATCAACTTGTTGGAAATTCCCCCCTTACCGATAACGCAAGTGAATGGATTGCTAACGATAATCCAGTCGGTATTGGAGGCTTACAAGAAGGCCTGGAGCATCTAAAATCAAAGATCAATGATATCAATGTTTCGCTTGCATCACTAACTACAAGTTTCAATACTTTTATTGCTAAAAAGAAGAGAAGCTCAATCAATCTCAAGCATGTTCTAGATCTTCGAGACCCTTATTCAAATACGATTACGCTTACACAAAACACGCTAGATGATTTCAATTTAGATATCAAGCAAGACTATACAACGCTGGTTGAATATGGTAATGTGCTCAATTCACCATATACCCCTCAAGCAATCAATACAAATAATGCATCCGTTCGATCAGCCTTGGCAACATATGTGGTAGTGGTACCTGCTGCATATCTGGACAAGTTATTTACATGTACACTACACACGGTGGTACCAGATATCAATCCAGTTAACACCTACGAATTTCAATTTCAAAATCAAGATCAAAAAGGCTTTGATATTCTTCTAAACGGTACTGTCGATGATATTGTGACAGCCAACAAAGTGCAATCGGTTGAGTATGTGGATGTGAATGGTGTCTTGCAAACTGCAATTGGTTTCAAGATCAGAAGAAGAGATTTTTTAAATGCCTCATTCAATATCAATATCTATAATATCACCATGCTTTCAATCGATGTTACCGTAGGATAAAACCATGATCATCACATATACAAGTAGTCAATCAAACCCAGTAGCTAGTCAGCATGATAAGATCATTGATCTAGCTAGTGTAAGCCTACCACAAACAAACATCCAGCTTTATGGTCAAGCACAAGATAGTAATCACCCAAGTGCAAGTTTTCTCTATTCATGGTCGCTCTCAAAACCAAGTGGCAGTAGTGCAACCTTGAGTAGTACCACTATCCAAAATCCTATCTTGAACAATGTTGATATTTGGGGGAATTATAGAGTTTTCTTGATTGCTACCAACACAAGCACGGGGGAAACAAGCCAGAGCGATGCTATTTTAGCACCTCAATCTTCTTTTGTTCATATTCGTGTACTATCAGAGAATAAAGGCCTTCAGAAGCCGTCTACTGGCGAAAAGAATTGGTCCTCCATTTATAATACGCTAGTTGATGAGGTTGAGCATTTCAGCGGTGCCACAACCTTGAACGAATTGACTGATGTTTCTATCAATGCACCAACTGAGGGACAAGCTCTAAGATATGATTCCGTTCTAGGATGGAAAAATCAAGACTTGCCAACAATCCCAAGTCCTAATCTAAATGTAAGTGCTAATGATGTAGTGCTACCGCTTACCGTCGTTGATTTGGCCAGTGATAAGTTATCTTTTCATGGTACGACAAATGAGATTGAGGTTGCTAGATCAAAGGTTGATAACGATGTTCGTATCACCTTGAGCTTGCCTTCATCTATCAATGCAAATGCTGCAACCGCTACCAAATTGGCCACTCCTAGAACAATTGCTTTAAGTGGTGCAGTCAGTGGATCAGCCTCCTTTGATGGTAGCTCATCCATTACCATCAGCACAAGCTCAAACACAACATTACCTACCTCATGGATTACCTATAGCCAACAAACGACAACCACGATTGCAGTAGGTACAAAAGACATATCAAATACAAATGTAACGGGGATTTTCAACCAAGGTACTTTATCAAAAGATTTTACTGATGAAATCGCTTTGCATCCTCATCTGATCTGGAGGAATACCACTGGAAGCACAATCAAAATTACGCATATTGATCTAGTAGTTTTCAGTGGTGGATCCAAGGATGGTGGGACAAGTGATTACACTTTTGATCTAGTGAAATGTATCAATGATGAGGGAGCTCTTGCTCAAAATACATGGACCACTCAAAGCTCAACAATCTCCGTACTACGATCAACAAATGTGAGTTTTAAGAACCATCGTCCACTACCTGGTAGCTTAGATTTATCAGCAAATCCTATCAGTATCGCAAATGGTGAATGGTTTGGTATTCGTACGCTAACACAACCTTTTCACCATGGTTATGGTCTAGCTGGTACCATCACAGCCTATGTAGTATAAGAAGGAGTCAATCATGGAAACAGGCTTTGGCTCACCGATATATCCCCAAGCGACAAACGCTGGCTTTGGCTCACCATATACCCCATCACTAAGAGATACCGGTTTTGGCTCACCTTATGATCAAGTGGTAGCCTCTAGCTCACTAAGTCATGCGATTGTACCTAATCATGGGGGTACTCGTCTCCATATCTATGCCGATTGGAAAACACTTGCAAGCACTACCCGCTACCCCCTATCTGTTGGCGGTTTCAAAGTATCTTTTATTGATGATCAAGGGATGACTCAAGCTATTTCCCATGGTGGCTTTCCCCAGTCTCAAGGTAACTGCTACACTGATGTTTGGCAGACTATGGTTGTGTGTTATGTCCCACCGCTTGCAAAGGGTACATATTCAATTCTTGTTGAGTGGGGGAATTTCCAAAGTTTACGGCTTGATGACTCGCTTGTCGTAGTGGATCGATTTAGAGCATCATCAGTTTATTCTATGAGGAAGCAAATCCCCCCATCTCTTGCTACTGGTCCACGAGATAGCCGTATTGATCCAATTGGCAAAGATACCTATGATTTTGGCGTACTTGAAAGCATGTTGCTTACGGTAGGGGAGCAAATACACAATCTAGTAGGACAACCAACGACGATTTTGGTCAGTGATTTTGATGATCTAGCGGATCAGATCTTGCATGTAGAAAGCACAATCGGTTTCCCCGATCAAGGCTCGCTATTTGTGGAAAATCGCTTATTCACATATACAAGCAAGACAAATACAACCTTCCGAAATCTTCAATTCACCAAGCTTGCATCCAACATTCTAAGAGGGGGGGTTGTTTCCTATGTTATATCCGATATCTAAAGCAGATCAGATCAAGAATGAAACTTTATTGCATAGAGCAAAAGGCATTGATTTTCAACGGATTTTATCGATGTACGGCTTTCACCGCTTGCCTTTTATTCCAGAGCAATATGTGAGAGAGGCTCTTCGCTCAGTTGCCTATGGAGCAAGGGGTACAGTAGGCACAGCCTTTGCCTTTTTCAAAAATTTGCTACAAGGTTGGATTGATAGCACCGAGACACAAGTCATTGCTATAGGTAGTCGTACACTACAAGGCACTGATTTTCATACTCGATATGAAGGTAGGTGGGTAGAGATAGACGGCAAGATCTACTATCTGGAGCGTGTAAGCGGATCTACAAATTTGATCTTTAGTGATATAGATACCAGTTTGTGGAACAAAGCCAATTTTGTAAGTGGTACAACATACACGATTAAGCTTTTACCCTTTTGGATAGCACAAGATGACAAAGGCTTGTTTGCCGTATATGTTGATGGATCGATCTTTAGTGCACCAGTGACATACATGAGAGAAGACGGCGAGCCTAGAGAGACTGATCCAAATGGTGGTATCCTTGTACCACAAGCTCAAGTGTCGGGGGATACCCCAGCTCTCTATTTTGCATCAAGTGATATCTCATCAGTGATAGCCTATGCGTGGGAGCAAATTTTATCTGCTGGTATACATGGCAAGCTTTTATCGAGGGAATGGACACCTCAAGCCGAGCCACAAATCTTTTCATCCATTTACAATTCAAATCTAGGCTTTTTCGGTGATATTATAAGAGTCGAGGCCTCAAACTTCTAATTCGTTCTCGTTCAGCCTTAGCTTGTTGGATAGCATCATCAAGATCAAGAAGATCGGCTTGTTTTACCCCATTGCCAAGATCAGTACCGTCTTGAAGCACAATCTTTTGACCAAAGGCCTTATGGAAGGGAATAGCACCTAGGAAACGATTACCCCATTCACTCTCATGCACAAGTACGAAAACATCAATCATGGTATTTTTCTTAGTCATGGATACGAGCAAGTTTGAATGGGGGTATCGTACCCCTTTTACATCGATATAGCAATTGTCATAGACCAGGTCCCCCAAATCGCTACCCCTTACCGCTGACCGTACCCCAGTTTTAAAGACTTGCTCAATATCAAGATCCAGTGTGAGAGCAAGACTGGCCTCACATACAATCCCCCGAAGCTCAATCGTTTCTTGAGACTCGCTTGACTTCTTCACATCCCTAAAATACTTACGAGCTTGATTTTCATCCGTTCTTCTTTTGGCCACTCTTTTGCATCGCTCTACCAATTCATCTGGGATATATACCAGCATATCTCTCTTCTTTAGCATCTGTACTCCATGTGAAATTTGTTTTTGCTTTGTATTTATATGATATCGTATATAAGAAGGCTTATCAAACAAAAGTTTAAAAAATATTTAAATTTAAGGGGGAGAGGCGTTGCACCTACTCCCCCAAAAACATGGCTTGATTGCCACCAACAGAATAAAGGATCCACGATGAAACCGCAACTTTTAAAATCAGAGCAGAAGCATGACATACAAGTGACTACAAATTTCAATTTATCGGAGCTTGAGTTTCGTTCAGTGATACCAGATGAGTACCTAGACAATGCGAAAAAACTATTGATTGAGCTACAAAAAGTGAGAGATGCACTAGGCAAGCCTATCATCATCACCAGTGGGTATAGAGCAGCAGAGTACAACCAAGAAATTGGGGGAGCTACTAAGAGTCAGCATATCACTGCCAGTGCTGTCGATTGCTATGCTCGTGATATGGATATCAAAACTTTTCACAAATTTGTGAGAGAGGGTATCAAAGCAAAGAAATGGGATTTTAAAGGTTTAGGCTTTTACGATCGTGGTTGGATACATGTAGATATTAGAAAATCACCTCATTTGGTCGAGTGGGTAGGCTAGGCTATTCCCATCTCTTCCAAGCATCATTGTCGCTAAATTCGTACTCGTCTTCATCTTCGTACTGAGTACAACCACAATCGAGAGCGATTTGGCAAAGTGTTTGAGCATGATCAATGTCACAAGATTGACGGTATGCAATCCAGGTTGGCATGAGATTTTTTTCAAACCACAAGGTTGCCTCTTCCAAGGTTTTGATATCTGCTGGTGCATCATACTGCTCATCAATCCCAAGGCCTTGAGCGTAAAAGCCTGTCCTATGTAGTGCTACCGTAAACTCATCATCTTCGAGTCTCACATTCCAGTCAACCAAACTCTCGCCAGCACCTCGATTTGCGTTGATGGTATCGATCAAGGAAGACATGCTGCTTGCCTTGGCAATTTGGGTAAGCAGTCTTAAGATTTCGGTCTTGCCTGCGATTGCATGACTCACTCTTGTAAAGCCAGTAAACAATCTGCCTTCAGAGCTAGATACCTCGATTGTGGTAAAGTGGCGAGTACCAACAGCAATCTCTACATGAAAAATCCCGATCTTGCATTCAGCAGACTTGATTTCTACTGCATCTACAATTGCTTGTTTTTCTGCCTTCATTTGTGCAAGCTTTTCTTCAAGTACTTTGATTTCATCATCGATTGCAGCTACTGCTTGAGCTTGAGCAACGACAACCTTACTCTCTTCTACGAGACCATTAGCATCACAGAGCAAGAAGCAGGTATGTGCATCATAAGCCATGGGGACAACATAGTAGCCATCTTCACGCACAACATGGAAAGATCCATTGTTTTCATCGGTATAGCGTACGAAGTACTTGCGGCCTTTGGCGTCAACATAGGTGCGAACGGTTTCTAATTTTGTGGTTTGGTTTTCTTGTGCAATGATTGCGTCGAAATCGATAAACATTTTGTTTTCCTTTGTAGGTTTGTTTTGCTTTGTAATTTATGTATATAATGATTTGTTTATATAGTCAAGAGAAATTTAAAATTTTTTTTATATTTATTTATTAATCTTGCTTAGTACTGGTACTCTTCATTCTCAGCATCAAACGCAATCATGTCATCCTCAATCTCATCTAAGAAATCCATGAGGTTGGTATGCGTTGTAGTATACTCACCAGTAGTGCCACCAGCTCTATCATACCACTGACACAAGGTAAATGCCTCGCCGTCGTCTCCAGCAATGATGAGATATTCAGTCTTGCCGTAAGAAATCAAGAGTCTATCTTTGATACCTGGCTTTCTATCACGGCTGTAAGGCATCATGAAAGTTTCATCTTTGATTTCAGAAGAGAGACCAAGTGCTGATGCTTTTTTATGTGCCTCTGCAATTTGATCTTCCTTGATACGAGTTTCTTCTTGTTCGGTAGTCTCAAAAAGCTCGGCCACTTGTACTTCACCAGAGGCGTCCATGAGTTTATCCATACAAGACTCTAGATCATAGGATAGAGCGTTCAAACTCTTTTGTAATTGGTTGACCATAGCAAAGCTGCTATTGATCATACCACGAAGAGATTTGACTTGATCTACACATGTACAATCATCATCTTGCATTTCTTGAATTGCGATAGCGGAGGTTTCAATCACTTGAGCAACAGCGTCAACGGTTTGAGCAACAGCGTCTACCAAGACATGAATTTGATCTGCTGTATCGTGAGCCACTTGTTCGAAGATGATTTCAAAGTGTTGGATGCCAGTCATCTTGTATCCTAAGCTTTTTGCAGTGACAACAAGCATGGGGGAAAATTCAGAGGTTGTGATTTGGCTTGTGCAGAGGGGGATGCCTTGTGCATTTACGAGAGAAAACTTTGAGCCATCAACGATGATGTGAGCGGTTGCGAGTGTTGTTGTGTGTGTGAATTGAAAAATGGATTTCATTTGGTTTTTCCTTTTTGGGAAGTGGTTTGTTTTGCTTTGTAAAATCAAGATATAATAAATTGTTTATATAGTCAAGAGAATTTAAAAATTTTTTTATATTTATTTTAAGCGGTTTAAAATTTCATCAAAATTATCAAAGAGTGTGAATTGTTTTTGTACGGCGTGGCGTCTTGATGGCATCCCCAGTCTCTTGACTACTGCACAAACATAGCTGACGGAAACATCGAGCGTCTCGGCAATTTTCGAATTTGTGTATCCTTCATCTCTCATGGATCTGATCTTAATAGGTAGCTCTGGATCGTCGAATTTTCTAATAATCAAATGACTAAGTTTATGATGGTAAATATATGTTTTGATCGTGCTTTCCGCTTTGCATAGGATATCCGCTATCTCTGCAATTGACTTCTTTTCTATGAGTAAGGCCTCAATTCGTCTTGCAGGTACTGATCGATAAGCGGGGGAGTCTCCGACTTTTATCCCATAGCCTGATAGGTAGGTTTGAATTGTACGGTGAGACAATCCAAGCTCACTAGCAATTTCTTTGGCACATAAGCCTTCTATCAATTTTTGCTCCAGATACTCAGCTGGTGGCTTTCGTGTCTTGATCGTGAAACCATGAGTATGTCTGATCTTCGCTACATATGACTCTTGAGTGCCTACAATTTTGGCAATCTCAAGATTTGTGATTTGTGAATTACTCTCCAGTAGGGAAACAATCTTTTTAACCTTGCTACGCTTACGATTACTTTCATAAAGCTCGACATACCCGAATTTTACGATTGCTCTTCTTACCGAGTCACGATGCACATTCAGCTTACGAGCCATATAAGCGGTTGATTTCCCCGCTAAGATCATCCTATGCAGATCTTTTGGGGACATAGTCGTCTTAGATACCTTTGTTTTCACTTGTCCTAGATATACATAGATCAGTCTTGCGATTGTCCCGTCAATTTTGTGGATATCACACCATGCATCAAGACCTATCTTCTTGACGACTTGAGCCTCAATCTTTTCATCGAGACCCATTTGATCTAGTACTGGCTTGCACCGTCGAGCGAGCAATTGTAGTATATCCGTATCAGTTGGCGTTTCTATGTATGACGCCAGTAGTTGTAAATCGTCCATGATCGAATTTATCCTTATTTTTTATTTGTAGGATAAACAATTTAAAAGTTACTTATATATATAAAGAGTGCTAATCAATAAAACTTTTTCATTATTGTTCATTCTTGTTATCACACATAGAGAGTAGCATAGACCACCATGCAGCAGGTGTACCTATATATGATCTACACACGGATGCAATTTCGCTAAGTGGAATACCCTTATCCCCCTCAAGTTGTAAAATATTGGTGCGTTTAAGGCCAAGGTGATGCACTGGATTTTGATCCGTACATAAAGTGTATGAGAAATTGAGTCGTGTTGGCGTATATGAGTCTTGCATATCAGAGATATCCCCCACAACCTCAAATCTACCGTACCAGATAAAAAAAGACTTTGGCGGATTGGTTGTCTCATCATCCATCCCAAAGTGAGCCTCAATCTCTAGGTAAGACCAGTCTCGTTTAGGATGTAGCATGATGGATTTTATCGGGAAATCTCTACAAGCATCTGAAATCATCTCTTGCATCGATCGGTGCTTACTTGCCCAAAATTTCTCATTTTCATCTGGATTTAAGTAATAAAATCTAAGTTTATCGTTGAGTATCAGTCTCATTAGTTTTCCGTTGTACACAAGCCAGTATGCTATATCCAGCTATGTCTTGATAGGGAGACTCCCCCATTGGGTCATTGTCTCTTGCAATTCTAGAAATCTTGTCAAGCATTCGTACAATGACATGTACATCTTTGTACTGCTCTTTTTGGATACCATTGGGGTAGAGTAGCTCAAGGATTTGAGTAGTCTTAGCGAAAGCATCGCCATACGCTTGGTTTTTTTGTTCCAATAGAGTGGCTAGCTCTTTGGCAAAGATCATAAAGGCAGAGTCATTCATGTGTATAAAGGTGGCCCCTGATATTTACAAAGACGGCTCCCTGCTTGAGGTACACATCTTCTTGAGTGATACTGAAGTTTTTTGGAGCTTTGGATTGCTTACGGCCTCTGGTATCCACAAAAGTGAATTCAAAGTCATACTTGTTTTTAGGTGTGATGAGTAGACATGGTTTCATGCTAGTACTCCTGAAGATAAAAAGTAGGTTGCCCAAATGAGCAGAAAGAAGGGAATGCTATCAAAATCAAAAAGGGGAAACCAAGAAAATTCAAAATAACTAACTTGGCTTAAATTGAGGTTGTATTTTCCAGAGGTATCATCCGTCATTCGTTTTACCACGGTTGTGTCATAGAGCCAGTGTAGCCTATCGAGTCTCACCTTTGCATGACACTCAAGACCAAGTAGTGTGAGAAGGCCAAAAGTCATGGAAAATTGGATTTGGTATGTAGATGGTACAATCATACTAGTGAGGAGCATTGCCACGGCAAAAGTCTTGTACCACATACGGTTTTGCTCGGTACGCTCAATCAAACTAAACGCATAATCAAGCTCTTTATGAAAAGACTCTTGATCCATATATGCATCTGGTTGCTCGCCTTGATCGATAAATTCTTTCAATTCATCTAGAAATTCTTTTTCACTCATGGTCAATCCTGTGTGTGTGAGGTGCCTATAAACACACGAAGAGACAATTTTTATTTTTATTTTTTATGAGTGATACAACCTTGTTCATCTGGCTGTGCAGAGTAGTCTCTCTTCTTGACTTGATCAAGTTTTGCAGTGATTGCTGATTTAATATCGATATTTGAAAGAGCTGCAAGATGCATGAGCAAAATATAAAGATCAGCAAACTCTTTCTCTTGTGCCTCGCTCCCTTGTTCAGTCTCTTCAAATTCCTTGATTTCGTTCTTTAAGTGATTGAGTACCCCAGAGATAGAGGCTCGACCATCGAATTGAGTTTGCCAGTACCAAATCTCTCTAGTGATACTATCTAGTGATGGAATAAGCGGTGCATATATAGCAACATCGGGAAGTGCGTGAATGATATTATCCCTTGCTTGCTCTGGTCCCTTGATTGGGGAAGACCATTCATATAAAGCTTTCACGGATCCATCAGGTTGTAAAAGTACCCCCTCTAGATTTTCATCATAGAGTGGCCGTAAAATTTGAGGTGTTTGGTGAAGGGAAGTGCAAATTTCAGTGAATTGCAATTTTTTTACCATGTTCGTGGTGGCAGTTTGCTCAACCAAATACTTGTGTACTGAGGACATAATTTCTCTTTTTAGTGATAGGTGTCAAGCGGATTTTTCAAATCAAAACATTCAGATTTGTCAGTGTCAAGCTGATTTCTCGACTATATATACATATAATAAAATAAATACAATAAATAAAGTATGAATATCACTTGCTTGAATGACTGAAAAAGCCTTTAGCACCGATTGTTTGGCCAGCCTCGTTTCGTACTGGATCCACTTGTAAAAGATCAGATCGATGAGGTAGAGCAAGGAAAACTGGAGCAGATACGATATAGTATACGCCGTCTTCAAAAGATGGTAGATCAATGAAAGTATCACTACTTGCCTTTTCAGTGATACAAGCTTTGATGATTGGGATATATAAACCGTCTAGATCAACGGGAGCGACAACGAAATCCCAAGTTAAATTTGTTGTGCTTGGTGTTGCAATTCGTGTGATTAAACCGCAAGGCTTGATTGTATACAACACTTTATCTTGTGTCCCCATGAAATGGATAGGATGGGGGGTAGCGTTATAAATACACTTAGGTGATGCACTGATAGACATGAGCTGGGTAAGATCATTTTCTAGATCAGGAAGAACGGCAAAACCGATTTCAGCCTCGGATTGGATTTCAGAGTAAGACATAAATCGTGCTTTGTGGATCAATTTGCGTGTTTCGTCGATTTTGTTTTGGATAAGTGTTTTTACACTCTCTAGATATGGCTTGAATGCAACCATGATTTTTTCCTTGTTGAGTTGTTGGATGCTTTAAAATATTCGTATCATGAAAAATTAAATTTGTATATATGTTTTTTTATATTTTATTAATCTACGATTTTTTTACCGTACCCGATTGACTACCATCCCCAGTCTCCACTCATACCGCTGGCACTATAATCAGTGACTACACCTTCAAAAAAATTCTTGAATGATACGCCGTTCACGATCCAGTCAAGCCATGGCAGAGGATTTTTATCGATCTGGTAAATAGGCTGGCAATCAAGCTGCATGAGCCTACGATCAGCAAGATACCTAATAAAAGTCTTAACCTCAACCTTAGTTAAATTTTCAATTGCAAGAGCATCCCCAAAGATCAGATCGATGACTTGATCCTCTAAGTTTACGGCTTGACTAAAGAGAGCTTGTACTTGACTCTCATCTACTTGTAGGCTCATCTCTTCTACATAAGTTTGGTACAGCTTTGTCATGGCTTGCACATGAAGAGACTCATCTTTAATGGACCATTCTACAACCTCGCACATGCCTCTCATCTTGCCATGTTGTTGGAAGTGTAGGAGCATGACAAAGGCTGAGAATAAACTCATGCCTTCATTGCAAACCGCTTGAGCTAGAGCATAAGCGGTTTGAGTACTATCACTAGGATCGATCGATTGCATATTGTGAATTTTATCAAGCATTGGCTTATGGCTTAGGAAATATGCATATTCACTTTCATCCAACCCCAAGGTGTCATTTAGTAAAGCGTAGGCTCGTTGATGAGTACCTTCTCTATTGGCAAAGGATAACAACATGTTGCGAATTTCATTGTTCTTGAATACGGGTAAGAATTGGTCAATGTAGTTATCCGCCACCGCAACATCTGATTGGGTAAAAATCCTAAGAATTTGAGTGATAAATCGTTTCTCAATCTCTGATAAAGCGTTGCTCTTCCATTGCTTTAGATCTTCTTGCAATTTGGCTTCCCATGTCCCCCAGTGCATCTTCTCATGACTTTCAGCATATTGCATAGCCCAAGGGTAATGAAATGGTTTATAGGTTTTGCTCTCTTTTAATAAATTGCTCATTTGCTCATCCTTGACATGCGATACATTCATCAAGTTTTACGACTTCCTTGACGATTGGTTTAGAGATTTTTTCCGCTTGTGTACCAGCAGTAGTACGAAGATAGTACACTGACTTTAAGCCATCCTTCCAAGCTTGAAGGTGGCAAGCATTGACATAGGATTTATCACTACCTGAAGGGAAGAAGAGATTTGTTGATTGACCTTGGCAAATAAACGGTTGGCGTTCCCCTGCATGTAAGATTACCCAGCGTTGATCGATTTCATACGCCGTCTTAAAGATTTTTCGCTCATGCTCTGTCAGTAAATCAAGATGTTGCACTGATCCTTCATGGATGATGATTGATTGCCAAACCTCTTCATATTCAGACTCACTCAAGCCTTTGCTCCTTAACAAATCATCAAGATACCTATTCTTAGTAAGGAAAGTACCCGCTCTGGTCCTATGTGTGAAGGCATTGGCAACCCAAGGCTCAATGCTGGGGGAAGTATCCAAAATGATTGAAGAGTTTGAGTTGGGAGCAATCGCTAAGAGATGAGCATTGCGTCTACCAGTGCCTAAGCCATCAGGATATTCACCACGCTCGGTAGCTAATTTTTGAGATTGTAAAACTGCTCGTTCATTGATCAGTTTAAAGATTTTTTTATTAAAGCTTTTTGCCACAATAGACTCAAAGGCAACCTTCTTGCGTTGTAGGTATGAATGAAATCCCATAGCACCAAGACCTAATGATCGTTCTTGTCTTGCTCCATGGATTGCATTCGCCAGTTGGGGGGGAGCATGATCAATAAAATATTGAAGTACATTGTCTAGGAAAGTAATGCAATCCTCAACAATAGGGGTATTTTTCCACTCATCAAAATATTCAAGATTGAGACTAGAGAGGCAACATACGGCAGATCTATCTTTAGCCGTTGGCAAGAAAATTTCGGAACAGTTATGTGTAATAACACCATTCGCTACAAACAAATGACTTTCAGAATCTACGGTTAGGCAGTATACATCTTGGTGGCAAATATACTCCACGGATACCACTTCAGACACTTTACGAGTATTATCACGCCAAGGTCTTTTTTCAAGATCTACGCCTCGTCTAGTAAGAAAGCCAGTTTTTTCTTCTAAGCGTAAACAAGCGTTTTTAGATCCACATACTAAGCGATAACATGTTTGTGTTGGGTAATCTTTGTATCCGCCTTTACCATCTGGTAGGCTTGAGAAACCTGCTTCTCTTTGTAGGTGAAGAGCAAAAGGCAAACCTAAATTTCTTAAAAGTAAATGTAATTCATTTAGAAAATCTTTATTTACATTAGCGATACTAAGATAAATTGGCTCACCTTTAGAGGAGGCTAAAGATACACAACCATCAGCATAGAATAAACCTCTGACATATTGCCACTGGGTAGCTTCATCTGATTCCCAAATCCAATAAGGAATTTGTCCTTTTGTGAAATCAAGAGACTTCTTTAGTGTTTTAGAGGCTAATCGCTTTTTGGCAACAGTACTTTGATTTACAATACAATCATTGAATTTTGCAGGCTCTCTACCTCTTGTAATGACACCATGAGAATTTTTTATCTCATATGTATCGCATCCATACTTGTGATGTACTCTTGCAAAGCGTTCTTCAATTTCCTCGATCAGATCAAAATCATCTTCCCATAGATCCAGCATGATCGTATCTTTGTATTGGGTACCATCTGCTTGATATAAACCTAGTAGGAAGGCCTCATCCTCCATGCTGGTTGTACCAAAAAGACCTTTATTGCTCTGGATATGTACTCTATCCCCAACCTTTAAATCTTCACAAGCGGTCAATCCATTATCCGTTCGTACTCGGTGATAACTTGTTATGGTATGTGATAAACCGTTCTTAAGAGTGATTTTATATGTGGGTACATCCTTCTCAACCAATCTCATCTCAGTGGCTTTTTGCTTGTGTACACCATCAAAAATCTCAAGCTCCCCCCCTTGCTCATATAACTCTTTGGCGGTTAAATATCCTCGATTTGTGATTACTCGTTCACTACCAGCAAGACAAAGATTTGAGCTATGAATTTTTAGGCCTTTATCCTTTAGGCTTTGGGGTAAGGCTCTATTAGCGGTATCCTTGAACATGAGATAAGGCTCACCCGTTCTAAATCGTACTTCTAAAATTCGTTGCCAAAGCTCTCTTGCTTGTACCGTCTCTCTTGTCTCGTGTGTGTGTGGATCAATCAAATCCCATGCTTTATTATCCACCACCGCTTGCATAAATTCATCACTTAGGCAAATTGCATTGTGCAAATTAAAGGCCTTGCGATTGGTATCCCCCCCAGTGGGTAATCGTAGATTGAGAAATTCAATGATATCTGGATGACTAATATCAAGGTATGCTGCATAGCTTGCTCGTCGTGTCTTCCCTTGGCGGTAAGCCTCTACATCACTATCAATGGTCTTGATAAAGGGAATAGGACCAGGTGCTTTTTGAGATACCGCTCTCACATGTCCCCAGTAACCACCTACACCGCCACCTAGTACTCCAAGCCAACGATTTTCAGTTGTATGGGATATGAGACCATCAAGATCATCATTGACATAGGTCAGGTAGCAAGAGATTGGTAAGCCAGCCTTTTTCTTCTCATCATCCTTGATCCTGGAATTGGATAAAATAGGGGATGAGAACATAAACCACCCCTTTTTTACATAGTTGTAGATACGACTAGCTAGATCATAATCACCAGCACAATAAGCCTTGCTTGCTCGCTCAAAGGCCTCATCAATTTCTTTTTCGTATGGTAATAGGTAGTAGCTCCTCAAAAGTGATAGAGCATGATCGGAAAATTGCATTTCATTTATCCTGATTGTGTTGAAGGGTTTTTAAATATAGCTAAAACACATTCGGGATGATGAATTTTTAAAATAGTGATAGTGGCGTCGTCACTAGCAGAAAGTAAATGTTACTTAGAGTAACATTTGAAACCGTGCTAGGTCCGTTGGTCTTAGCAGAAATTAAAACCTTTTTCAAAAAGGTAATCTAAAATTGTTCAATTAAATCAATAGTTTAAATCACTTTCCATTTAGAGGTATCCTTGAAGAAATGTTGGTTTTGTAGTAGCTCCGTATCCAAGGTGCATGTATCTGGATCATGGATCATCAGATGGATACCCCACCATACACACATTTGCTCTAGTGTAAGCCTAGCAATAAAATCTTTATGACAAATGACAATGACTTGTTTTGAATGAAGGTACATACCCAGCTCAAGCATATAGATGGATGCATCCGCATGTTGATCAAAATAGACGACGGTATAGGTACTCTTTGCTTGATACTGATAGTACAATTTTATTTTTTCCGTATCATCCATCGTACCATGTTGGAGATGCACGATCGTGCAATAGCTATCCGTAAAAACATGATTTTTTAAAAAAGAGATTACGCTTGATTGCCAATCGTACCGAGCTGGTACATGTACACTACTAGCAAGGAAAATCCGTCGGTTATAAATCATGCTCTGATTGTACGCATATGTGTCTATGATCTGGTGCATATAGGTGTCCTAATTATTTATATTGTGTAGTTTCCAGCGGTAACAGCAGATTTGTGTAGTTAACCTGGTTAACAGCAGAATTATTTATGGCAAGCAAGACAAACTTTAGCGGATCCATAAACATCATCAGTATCAATTGAGCAAGCATTAGCACCTTGCAACAAGTTACTTCTCCGTCTCTTTGCTTGTCTCTCTTGGTATTGTTGTTTTCGTTTCTCATATTCAGCCTTGATTTGAGCTACTCGTTCAGGCTTTGCCAACTCTTCCAAGCTTTCATTTTCTGACCATGTAAAGAAGTAGCCATCTTTGATACTACTCTTTTCATAATCGATTGCCTCTTGAAACGCTTCGGGATGTCGTTCTAGTAATCCGACCCATTCAATCTTGCGTTGGAAGAAACAAAAAGTGCAACCGCTTCGACTTCGCCACTCATAGTACTCTGGCAAACCAAGGCCGGCGTCATGCAAAAGTTGCATGACTCTAGGCTTATCAATCCCATTTTCCCTAAGCGGTAATTTAATAATTAGGTTTGAGTCTTTGGATTGATACCCTTCTCTAAATTCTTCATCCGCACGAATAGCCACATATGAATATACGGTATAACCTTCATCCAAGAAAGCTTGTACCCAGTCTTCAAAAGGCTTGAGTTTCATTTTGATAGTACACCATCTATCTGTGGCACTTGGCAGATAATTCCCATGCTGTCTTAGCCAAAAATCAAAATCCCTCTTAGAGTCAAGTCGATTGATTCTTTTACGAAGATACCCCTCCAAGCGAGTTAGAAAATCATAGGTCTCGGGTAGCTCTTTGCCAGTATCCGTAAAAAAATACTCGATATCAATTTCTGGATGATATGTTCGCATATAGACTGCAAGACCAGCACTATCTTTACCCCCAGATATCCCTAAAACATGCTTTTCTTTGACCATTTAAGAGGTTCTCCGTGCCATGGATAGAAGAAGGACCTTGTCATCATTTGATCTACACATGAGCGGGGTATGCTCACTCATCTGTTGGCCTACATCTGTATGATTGATCGTGTTGGATAGGTACGATGTTTGGAACAAGGCTTTGTGAGGCTCTTTGTCTTCATCATATTCATCATCCTTCCACTCATAGACAAGCTCACCAGTAGCGGTTTTACCATGAACAAAGAAACGATTATTTTGATCTATATGAAGAAGACAAGCGGAGTCAGAGGCCACTTTTTGCACCTGCCTTACGGCTTGTCTTAGCTCATCCGTGATAGTGAAATTAATTGCATCTTCACTTGGTTTAGGAATGATAGCATCGATATCGGGGAAGACTTCTTGGATCAAACGAACGGCGACGGTTTGAGTGATATCTGATAGTACGATATGGCCTGCATCTAAAAAGATCGTGGGGAAGGCTGTTGTTGCTAGAAAGCTGGATATGTGTTTGATGGATGAGCTAGGAATGAGGCAATCAAAATCAGTATAGCGAGGCTTTACCAGTCGGATCTTAGCCAAAACATGGCCGTTGGTTGCCTGCATAAACAGATTATCACCGCTTGATTTGAGATTGATTGTACATAGACGGATACGGGAAACTTCCGTACTTACACAAGGTAAGCAGATATCAATCGATTTTTTTAGGTCAGCAATTTCAGACTCATCCCAAACTGGTGTATCAGATGGTGCTTTATTAGTACCCACCTTGATTTCAGGGAAGGAATTAGGATCCAGTGTTTTAAAGTGAATCTTGGTTGATCCTTGAGAGATGATACCCTTTACAAAGTCAATAGAAATCTTGCCGGTAAAGATTGCCAGCACTTGAGCCAAAGCTTGGTGATGGATCAAAGATTTAAATTCGGGGTATTCTTGATCCAGTGTGATGGTACAAAACTTTGTTGCCTCTAGATTAGTGGATTGTAGAGTGAGTGTTCTATTGGAACACTCTACATAGATATAGGATAGATACTCTGGAGCTGTCATTTGACTAGCAAGTGAAACAATCGATTTCAAAATTGAGATATGTTTAGTGATATCAAGAGTGATTTTCATGGTGGTCCTTTGATGAAAAGATAAATAGATATATCAAAGACTTTATATAGTATCAAATTTGATCTAGTACTTTAATGAAATCTGGAAGTAAATTGGCAAGCATAGGTACTGGCTTACCTACTTGAAGAAGATCTGCTACCGTAAAAGACTTCTTTTCAAAATCCCTAAATTTCTTCCATGAGCATGCAAACCAAACGCCGTCAAGTCTGATAAGTACCACCGCTATTTGTCCCCACTCAAGCCGTCGATCAAGTTGCTCTTGTTGGTATGGATCAATCGCACTCTTTTGGATCCTCATGCCTTCCCTTGATTTACATTCTATGTACCCACCTTTACCACTAGGTAGCCAAATCTCAAAATCACATCCAGCCTTGTCGCTATACACAGCATGAAAGCAGTTTTTACCTGATCCTACCCTTTTATATGGCTCATGTCTTTTATTCACTTCTGCAATCCCATGTTGGAGATAAAAAGCACTTATCTCTAAAATTTGCTCCTCAGCACTTTTACCTTGTTTTTGTGCACGAAGACCTGAATTGCTCCTTGCCGTTGGTGGCGTTCTCATAAATCCTCTTTTTCGAGTCATATATCACCTCATTGTTGATTTGCTTTGCCGTGATATAAAAATTTTAGCATGTATCGCTATTCATAGATAGCTTAAACTCTATCAGATCGAAAAAAATGATAGGGGTATTTTAGGGGGGATTAAGGCCTAAATTTACCCTATTAGGATCAAAAACATACCTCTTTTGACAACAAAAGTAGGCAAAAAAGACTAATTAGGGGGGGTAAAAAGGGTAATTAAAAACGCTATTTTTAGGATCAGATACCCCCCAGCAGATACCCACTACCCCCCCCTGCATATATTAAGACTCAATTTGCATATGTCTTGGGTGTGTGTGTTTATCGGTATTTCATGTAAATTGTAAAGTGTTTTCATCTTTTCATGATGGTGGCTTGCAGGGGGGGGTAATACCTCCTACCCCCTATACAAAAAATTCACTACCTATTATATACCACCTACACAAAAAAATAATTTCTATTTACCTTTTCAAAATACCCCCCCCCTCTGCATGTTTTTTATTATTTATATTACTATTATTCATTTTGAAGATTATTCGGTTTTATCGGAGTTGTAGAAGGTTTTTTAGGATATATTACACACATGTGAAGGTATGCAGGGGGGGTATGTAATGCATGGGGGGGGTAGTGGGTATTTGGCAAAAACGCCGTTTTAATTACCCTTTTTACCCCCCTTAATTAGCTAAAAAGTACCTTAAAAGTTGTGTTTTTTGTCCTTTTTGAGTGTGTTTTTGACTATTTTTGAGGCTTAATTACCCCCAAACTACCCCTTAATTCATCTGGCCTAAAAAGATGCTCAAAAAATATTTTTACTAAGACATACAAATTCATATATAATCATATTATCGTTCATGCTATACACATGAACGATTTAAAACCATACACCGACCGAGGTATATATGAGCGAGAAAAAAGATAAACATTCAATGATTGTTATGCTGGATCAGGCTAGAGCAGATATCTATAAAGAAGTAGCACTCAAACATGGTAAGACTTTGAGTCAGTGGGTACGAATTGTTTTAGACAAAGCTTGTAGACAACAAGGAATTGAGCCAGAGAGCATGCTGCATGATTCTTCTTCCTCACAAAGATGATATCCCCAGCTGGATACTCAAGCACAAGGCATGTACTAATTCAAAATTTACTGATGATGATTTACTTGATCTGCATGCACTAGTGTACAAGAGAGAGCAGGAGCTATTACTTGAGTACCACTTGAAGATGAGTGAAAATCCAGTGAGAGATGAAATCAGACATACACTACACCAGCAATTCAATCGGTTAAAAAAATTGCGTCAAGACACGATTGATACACTTTTGGAAGAGCTTGAGCCGTACCGGTCTTTATCTACTCGTACCACTGACATTGTGTATCGTACTGAAGAGGATTTAGTACATGCTCATACAAAATTACTCATCGCTCATCGTGTGAGTGCCAGAGTAGTACACTTTTTTTTGATACAATATAGGCTATCATGCAGGCTTGCGTTGATCGAGAAAGACTTGCAAGAGTACCAAGCTCTAGACACGCATGATATCCCCAAGCTTTATGATCAAATCCAAACGATGAAGACAATACGAGAGACAATAGAAAAGTGGGTTGGCGGAGCATCACACGCCGAGCTTGCGTCGCTTGCCTCACTTCATTTCAAGTAAAGCCAATATATTTATACGAGTCGTCCCTTCCGTATAAAATACCGTTTCGTATAAATCCTTGTTTTCTTGCTGAAATCAACGATTTTCGATATACCCCGTTTCGTATAAAAGTATATGAAGAAATATATACGAAAGGCTTGAAAAATTGATTGCCTCGTGTGTTTATATTCGTATTGACACAAAGGAGACTCACTATGTTTGGCAATATATTATTACTGCGTCTAGTGGTAGATGAAATAGTTTTTGATTTTCAAATTCCACTAGAAAAATCGTGTGCTCTCACTGATCCAGAAGTCACTGAGAAGGTGCAAGATATGAGATATAGATGGAATGCAACCACTTTCAGATGCAAGCTTGTTCAAGGGAAGGTGTGATTATGAAGTACAAATATGACGATGAGCGATTAGAAATGCTGGAGCAAATGATTGAGCAAAATAATCTGGCCAATCCCCCAAGCGTACAAACACGCAAAAAGAGAAGGACAATTGAATGTACCATGGAGCAATTCAAAAATCTTGTATCTGATGATCTAACATGGAAACAAATTGGGGATATGGTCAATGTGAGTGCTACCAAAGCACGCAAGCAGGCAATCGAGCTAGGTATCCAAAAGCATAAATGTCATTGGAAGAAAGTACTGACTGATAACCAAATTTGGGATGTGTGTGAGCAATATAGCACACAGTCTCTATCAGAAATTGCACCTACCCTTGGCGTGACGGCATCCGCTCTATACAATAGGATGAAAAGAAAAGGCGTTATCCAGCCTCGTATGAGAAAAAAATATAGAAGAACAAATAACATTCAATTACCCAGCTATGAAACCATGCTGGAGCTTGCGAATAGTGATAGCTCATGGGATGATATCAGTAAGAAACTAAATATCAGTCGGACCGCTTTATGTAAGCATGCAAAAACCTTAGGTATAAAAAAGACTCGAAATTACAAGCGAATGATTTTAGATCAAGATCTATTTAAAGAGCTTGTGAGACAAAATTTGACCTGGAAAGAGATTGCGTCACATTTTGGCGTAGTAGCATCATCCGCTCATAGCTATGCGAAAACACACGGTTTTTTAAAAGAAAGACATGCTAGAACAAAGAAGGTTTAGATGACAACACAAGATGATGAACGATTACGCCAAATCGAACGCATGATTGAGCGAGGGGAAGTACTTGGAAAGCAGACCAAACCAAAGACAAAGAAGGTACAAAAAGCACAAGAGCCAAAGGCAAGAAAGCCAAGAGAGACTTATGATCATATTACCGATGACATGATCCTAGCAGTCTTTGCACATACAAAAACTTGGGGACAAATGGAGCGTGAGCTAAAGATGGAACGGTCTGCTTTGAGAAAAAGAGTACTTGCAATCGGTATCCGTAAGACGCCTCTCAATACGGTAATACGGGTACAGCTACCAACCGCTCAAGAGTTTATTGCACTCGCTACCCCTGAACGAGCGTGGTGGGAAATTGCTAAAATGTATGGTGTATCTATTCAAGCACTAAGAGATTACGCCAAAAGAATAGGCTTTGTAAAGCAGCGTAAACCAAGTAGACAGAAAAAAACTACATAGATCAAGGCCAATTACATGAACGAAAATCAATTACTAAAGGTTGCCACTCTCTTGCGTGGGAAGATGGAAACAACACAATACACGAATTTTATCTTGTCCCTGATTGCCTACCAAATGCTAAGTAGTAGGCACAAGATTAGCGGTAGTGTTTATGAAGGTATGCACGAATTAAATCGCATGTACCCCCACGCACAAGAGATTGATCTATTTGATACGGACCTATTCAAAGATCAGACGCTAGTAGATCAGATCCTACCGGAGCTGGATATCTCAAAGATTGATAGTCATTCTTTTGGAGATATCTATGAGATGATCTTAGGCTTTTTTAGTAAAGGCAATTCCGCAATCTTTGGCGAATTTTACACGCCTAAGGAGCTGGCAGAATTACAAGCTACGCTCACAATCACAAGTAAAACTAAATCAATCTATGATCCAACATGTGGTGCGGGAGGCCTAATCTTGCAAGGTGTTGGTAAAGTGAACAAATTCTATGGTCAAGAGCTAAACAAAGAGACTTTCAAGATTTGTAGGAAAAACTTGTTAATTCACGGTTTAGCACCTGATCAATGTGATATTAGATGGGGGGATACTCTAGCAAATCCCCAACATGTGGGACAAAAGTTTGATGCAATCCTAGCAAATCCGCCGTTTAGTGTTGCATGGGAACAAGATAAAATGAAAGATGATCCACGATTTGAAGGCATACTAGCACCTAAAAAGACGGCTGATCTTGCCTTTGTCCAGCATATGATGAGCCACTTATCAGATGATGGTATTTGCTCAATCGTACTACCGCATGGTGTGCTGTTTAGAGGTAGTAGTGAGCAAAAGATACGGGAGCAATTGATCAAGAAAAACTATATAGATACGATCATAGGTCTACCCCCCAAGATCTTCCAACAAACGGATATCCCTACTTGCATGATCATACTCAAGAAGAATAGACCAAGAACCGACATTCTCTTTATAGATGCAAGCGAAGAGTTTGAGAAGGTTGGTAAGAAGAATAGACTACGCACAAACAAGATCTTAGAAGTGATTGGGGAGCAACAAGCATGAAAGAGTATTTGGCATCACTCAAAGAGATTGAAGAGAAAGAGTATAACTTAGCAATTAACCGGTACATACCAAATATTGAGCCTGAAGATATCCACGATATAGAGGCTCATATGCTGGGGGGTATTCCCAAGGTTGATATTGATAGTCTTGATTGGTCCGATTACCCTGATCTAAAGGCAAGACTCTTTGACACGATTGAGCATAGGCCAAAATACTACCGGCCTACAATTGCACCAGAGAAAATAACAAACATTGATATCAGTACGGAAGCTTTGAGACAATTTATCATAGGTCTCCCCTATTTCACGCAACATGAAGAAGCTCTTGTCAAACTCTATACTAGACTAGATGAGCTTATTCGTAGATATGATACACCGCTACCAGTCATGAGGCAGCAACTTCGTGAGCTGGAAGACAAGCTAGATGCAAACCTAAAGATGTTGGGGATTTCATGGTAAGAAGTGTCTCTTTGTCAGAAATTGAAAATAATGATTTCAATCTGAATATTCCTAGATATATAATAAAACATAGTGATGAAGAAGCGATTGATCTAGATGAAACACTCAATCAGATCAATCAACTCTTAAACGATATCCAAAAACACAAAATCAAGATCAATGCTTACTTAAGTGAGCTAGGTCTAAAAACAAAGCTGGAATAAATATGTATATTTTACTCGCACTTATCAATATCATCATCATGTGGATCATGATCAATCCATTTTTATCCCTCACATACAAGGTAGCGGTTGAGCGTGAAGATATTAAAATTCTATCGTTTGCTCTAGTGTGTACTGCATGTCTATTTAGTGTATGTGTACTGGCACCAATGACAAGTTTTTGTTCACTTGTATTACTGACAATTATGGAACAAGTACATGTGTGGAGGAAAAACCAATGAAGCCAGTTACGGACCTAGAATTTTTACCTACTTGCTATACAAGTTTATTTCTAAATCAGTGGATGGCAAATAGGCCTATGTATATGAATAGTCATGCACCTAACGCATCAAGTATCTATGACTATACACTTGAGACGATTTGTAAAACGCTAGAAACGAATACAATTCCAGCTACCCAAAAACCTATGTACCAGTATCTGGATCAAGCAATAACACTTTTCTTTAGTGATGCAGTCAGAGAGATATCACCAGCACTCATCACAAGATACAATACAATCGCTCAAACAAAAATTAGATCATGAAAAATGTTGACAATATTTTTATATATTGTTATATAAATTTTGTTGGTCTGAACCTTTGGTTGAGTTTGAAACCGTTTTCTCTGGTTGTTGACGGTTTTTTTGTTGTCATGTTGATTGCGTAGCACCTTAGGACCAACACCTATCTGATTTGGGGGGTATAGATGGCAAAGCAAAAAAAATCGGCGGAAGATATAAGATATGCAGCAAGGGAAGCAGGTTTGGTGGAAAATAAACATGAAATCGATATCTGGGGTTTAACACATGTATTTGGTCCTATTTGTATGATCGAGGCAAATCAAGTGCTGGCGTGCCAACTACTCTATGCACGATTGAAACTACCATATGAAACAAAGGTGAATGGATCAAAACTAGAGATTTTTTACACTGGTGAGCATCCAGTAAAAATCATTTTCTCTTTGGATTTCTCTTCCGACTTCCCTAATCAAATGCTCAACATTGCTGCGGAATATGAAATACGAGGCAGAGTATGTTGCGAGTTTACCCGATGTGTAGTTGGTACATTCTTTGAAAAAAATTGTATGGGTGCAATCAATGAATCTCTTTCTGAAATCATGAATACGGTACGAAAATTTAAATAATTTATAAAAAACCACCTGCTTGTGTGTTTACTAGAAGAATTTCTCACACAAGGACAAATACATGTTAATTGGATATGCAAGAGTATCGACCGAAGATCAATCGCTAGATATGCAAATAGACTATCTAAAATCGGTTGGATGCACCACAATTTATCAAGAAAAATTTACTGGTAGATCAAAAGAAAGACCAGAGCTAAAGAAAGCATTCAACAAGCTAAAGAAGGGTGATACTTTGGTATGCTCTAAGCTCGATCGATTAGGTAGATCTATGAAAGATTTAATTTCGCTAGTAGATCAAATCAAAGCCAAGGATTGTCATTTCAAGACAAGCGATGGAATAGATACAAGCACGCACATGGGAGTCTTCATCTTTCACATCTTCGGTGCACTGGCAGAGATGGAAGTAGGTATGATCAGAGAAAGAACCATGCTCGGCCTCAAGGCTGCAAGAGCAAGGGGAAGAGTTGGCGGTAGGCCAAAAGGTATCACAAAGCAGGTACTTGATAAAAGTGAATGGATTCTAGATGCATATAAAAAAGGCCTACCGATTGAAGATATCCTTGCACAAGGTGGCGTATCTCTTGGCACCTTGTATGCGATTATACGCAATGCTGGTATACCTAAAAGAAATGTCAAATTAGTAAATTGTGAGGCATGATCATGACAATAACAAAAGCGTTTATTTATAGGCCAACAGATGGACAAATGATTGATCTTCCTATCGTACCACCAAAAGAGCAAGTGAAGATTGATCTTCCTATCGTACCACCAAAAGAGCAAGTAAAAATAACTACCCCCAAAAAGCCTTCAGTGGTACGCAAGAACGCTGTAAAGGAGCTGGATCTGATCAAGCTTGAGCAAATGATGATCGAATTGAAGCCTTGGCGTCAAATAGGTGCTGCTTTTGGTGTAACTGCTGAGCAAGCCAGATACTATGCTTTGAGACATTTAGGCCAGCATAAAAACAAGGGATACACTGATCTTGACCTTGTTGCGGACCAATTTAAAGCAGTATATGAGCAAGGATTAAGCTGGCGTGAGATAAGTAAAACGCTAGGTATCACAATCGACTCCGCTAGATATAGAGCAAAAGCACTCGGTTTACTACCCAAAGGAAATAAGAAAAATGACTAATCAAGAAATCAAAAATCAGATCAATCTGGATTTCCATGCAATCGAATATGCTAGTAGGCTTGGGGAAGATCCAGGTAAGTTAAGAGTGCAATACAAAGATCTAGCGGAATATTGTACCCAGTACCTACTCAAGGATGATTTAACGATTGAGCAAAAAAAGTACGCTAGCACGATCAAAGAGAGCTGCCTTTTCACACTCTTTTTTATGGACCTATCTCCAGAAGCACGAGCAAAGCTTGACGATTTACAAGATCGTTCACTAGGTATCTATAGGAGAAAGAAAAGATGAGATTTGGTAAACAAACTAAACATCGAATGCTTGATCTTTTTGATGTTCTCCAATCAGCACCAACCGAATATGATCAAAGACTTTTAGATCTAGAGGCTAAACTGCTGGATGAGCATTGTGATGAAGAGTACTACAACGCAAAAAGAAGTGATAGGAAGAGACAGTACACTTTTGATTTACTTGATTTGAAAATGCTATGTAGCCAACAATTGACTTGGCATCAAATTGCCGACAAGCTTGGAGATACCCCCCAGCGGGTAAGAGATATCGCTAGAGCAAATGGTATCACTAAGGAGCGAATGCCTAGGGGTAAGAAGTTGAGTACAACCGCTTTGACAAATAGCGAGCGTGTGCGTAGGTACTATGAGAAAAATTCACCATCCGTAGAGGAGCTAGACCGTTTGATGGTACTATACGGTGGATATATTGGCATACTCGCATATAAGCTAAACAAGACTTTTGCTATCACTAAAAACATGTTGCGTCATCGTGGTAGATACCAAACTTGGAAGGATTACTTTAAGAATGGTGGTAAATATGACTTTTTTAACAAATGAGCAAAAACGGAGATAAAAATGCTACATGCTAAAAAAAACCTTCAGTCTAAAATACCCCGAAGCATTTTTGAAGTTTTACTAGAGATGCCAGTAGATCCTAATGATCGGCTAGTGCAACTGGAAGACCAACTTGAAGCCGGTGAGTTTGATGAAAAACACAAAAAGAAATGTTTAAAGAGTTTAAAAACCTCAACACGATATGCAAAACTAAACCTAACGGAATTTAAAAGAGTTTTAGCACAACAACTTACTTGGAAACAAATTGCTGAGCATTTCAACATGGATGTCCCATATTTACGGGAATATGCAAAAGTGAATGGTATCCATCACACTGGAATGAAGCGAGGAAGAAAACCGATGGGGGAAGTAGCTTTATCAAGAAAAGAATACAATCGTAGATACTATGAGAAAAATTCCCCATCAGTAGAGCAGCTTGATGAGTGGATGGTTATCTACAAAGGTTTCATAGGTATGCTCGCATTCAAGCTTGAGAAGAGTTTCCAAATCACAAGAAACATGCTTAAATTTAGAGGTTGCTACGATAAGTGGCTTGCATACAATAGGCACCATAGACATGAGACTTGCGGGAAGTAAAATAAAAAGATAGTGTCATGTGTTTATAGGTTGAACATACACAACATAGGGGAAAACCATGAAAGATCAGATTGAAGCTCTCTATCAAGCCTATAGAAATCACCTGACTGAAGAGCAAATTGCCAAAATTGTTGTCCAAAGTCTATTACTACGAATGATTGCAGGGGATAAAGATTATGCATCATCATCCCAGCTTGAATTGGCGGTCAGACATTTGCGTGATGAGCATGAAGACAAATTTTATTTTTTACTTGAGCCTAGCGTCTTCCAGTCAACGAAAGCTCTTGCTATCTACAATGAAGTAAAAACATTCGATTTATGCGGTGATGTGGATGATTTAGGTCTTGTGTTTGAAGGCTTGATGAGTAGAGCAGATGCTCAAAAGCTGGGGGCTTTCTATACTCCCCCCTCACTAGCAATGCTTGTCATCAAGATTGGTCTACTAGGTAAGGGACATGAGCTGAAAATCTATGATCCTGCTATGGGTACGGCTGGCTTACTTGTACTTGCTCATAAACATATTTCAAGAGTCATGCAACATTGTGAGGTTGAGTACTATGGCCAGGAGTTTAATTCAACAAGTTGGAAGATTGCTTGTGTCAATGCTTTGTTGTACCAGATGGATTATGACTTTGGCAGACTACCAGGTAGCACTATGGATACCCCAAAACATATCGATTTGCGAGCAGATATCATCCTAGCCAATCCTCCATACAATCAAAAAGGATGGGATAGTGGATTACACTTAGCCTCGGATCCAAGATTTAAAGACTTCCCAACGCCACCTTCTAATAACGCAAATTTTGCATGGATCCTCCATTGCTTGTATCACCTAAAAGATGACGGGATTGCATGTATTATCATGGCTAATGGTGCTCTCACAACCGCTCAAAAGGATGAGCTAGCGGTAAGGGAATATTTAGTGAAGCAAGATTTAGTGGAAGCTATTATCACACTACCCCCAAAACTCTTCATGAGTACAAGTATCCCATGCTCTATTTGGGTACTGAACAAGGCAAAGGCTAGAGCTGGCAAGATGCTACTGATAGATTTAGCAAGCCAAGGTACACCGATCAATCGCAAGCAAAATGAGCTTAAGGATGAGGTGATTGACCGAGTAATCGACCAGTTAGGTAAGTGGCGAGCTGGTGAACAAATTGAGAAGCTTGATTTCCTTGTTGATATTGATCAAACGGTGGTACACGATCAAAAATTTAGTCTATCACCAGGTCAATACCAAGAGATAGATATTAACAAGGTTGAGGTATCTGAAGAGTCTTTTATGGAAAAATTTAGCAAGTTGCTCTACGCACTAGAAGATTTGGTTGAGGAAGAGAAAGAGCTTACGGCAAAGGTCCTTAAAAATCTAAGGAGTTTAAAATATAGTGCTAACAACGATGAAAGATAAAATTTCATGAGCGTGTTTATGGTCTGAAAGGATCAAAATATGTTCACACTTCAAGATATCTCAAGCGGGGAATTGTTCCAAAAGGTTGCACTCGCACTTACCCCCAAAGATGAGCCACAAGACTTTATTGGTGATGTTTGTTTAGTCTATGATCAGCTGATGGACCTTGGAGCATTACAAATGCTTATGCTGTCCTTTGCTCATCATAAGAGAGCCGTTCACCCACTACTCGAAGATTGCCTCGATCTTACGCTAAATACACTAATCTTACTCGACGCTCGAACCTCACCACATGTGATTTGTAGGCCAGTACTAAAACGGATTTTTGATCAGCGAGCAAAACAAAAATGAGTGAGTACGATGAGCATGCACTAGCTCTAGAAAATATGATCTTCCGCCACCAAGAAGAAGAGAAAGGCCAAAAGTTAGAACACCTTTGTAAGGATCTGAAGAGTGGCAGAATTAAAACTTTGCATCGTGCACAATATCTTTATGGCAAATATTTCTCTCTTGAAGATCTTGAGCTTTACTTTATCGATTATGCAAAACCAGAGTACAAGGAGCCAGTTATGAGGCAATTAAAAAATTCAATCCTAGCTTTGACACCACCAGAGGAATTTTTATCCTATTTGTCAATCCCTTTATCCAGTTATGAGAGCAAGACTGGTATCATAAAAGATGCTATCGCTAATGGTGCACTCAATCGATATTCCGAAAAAGAGCTTGCCTTTATCGTTGGTTGTCATCGTAGAACGATTAGCTATGCAATCACAACAGATCCAGCATTGAGCCAAAAACAAACTGAAGTGATTGAGCAGATGCAAGATCTTCATGAGGTACTGAAAAATGATCCAGATTTCCAACATGAGCGGTTTGAGTCAAAGCAAGCATGGATCAAAGCGGTACTAGAACATCCAGAGTATAGCAAGATCAGAGGATATATGATAGCACGGATTGGTCAAGTGCGTGAGGCAGAAGTGAGTACGGAACGAGCAAGAATGGCTTGGGACAAACAGAATGAGAAAGGCGTTGTTGTTCAGGTCATGAAGGTTGCTGCGGATGATAAAAAACCTACTTCAAATGATCGGGAGTACAAACCACAAAGAGATGTACCCAAAAAAGTCTTTACACTTGCCAAAAAAGAACCACCTAAACAAGTATTGATCGGTAAAGGTGAAGATATCGTATCTGAACAAAAAATTGATCATCTTCTTTTGGCAATATACCCTCAAGGTATACCTACAAGTGCATATAGCACGCTACCAAAACTGATCAAGCAATTAAAACAAGCGATAAAATCGAAAGGATAATTTAGTTATGGCAATTTATTCATTGCAGTGTAAAAAATGTCAGGCACAAACTACTAAGAGAATGAGCATGGATGATCAAATTCCACCTTCTTGCGATAGTATCAATAAAAACGGTTGTGATGGTGAGCTGGTGAAGGTGTTATCTGCACCTCAATTTGCTCTAAAAGGGGGAGGTTGGTTTAGGGATGGATATTTTAAGCAAAGATGATCTTTAATTTTATGGTATCCATGTTGAAATTTTACACTTGAGGATACTATGACTACTACTTTACATGATCAGATACTAGATGCAATCAACCAAATACTGAAAAACATTGGCGAAATTGCAAAAGAGCCAACCTTTGAAAAACTCTTCTCATTGAATTTGCTTGCAAGTGATTTATACACGCTTGCACGCCAAGGGGATGAGTACAAGAAAATTATCATTGAAGGTATCCAAGAAGACTGGCTCAAGCCTTTGGCTGTGATGAAGCAACTAAAAACACTGCTTGAAGAAGGTAGCTTACCTCCTATTCCTACCTCTGACGAATAAGTTTATTTTCACGATAGGTATGGAAAAAATGACTCATATTCACACACTTAAAATTTATTTTATATTTTTTATTTGCAAAATTTTATATAAAAATTTATACACAATACAAGCCTTTCTCACAACTCGGCGTCAATCAATCAATTTATCTTTTTGGAGTACACTATGACAACCAATCGTAAACCGCTTAATCATTTAACACAAGATGAAATCGCTAAAAGTCTTGATGCATTTAAGTACCAACTTGGCGTAGGGGGAGGCATTCGAAAGAGTCAATCCATCTATGACTATGAAACCGCCAATTACAAGGTAGGTGCAGAGAGTATCTACAATCTTGATGTTTTAACGGCTCTAAAGAATGTCGGTATTGGTGCAGGTCTAGCACTTACACATAATGGTAGTGAAAAAAATTTACTCGTTACCACTGGTGCTTTCCCTATTGCTCGTATCAATGCTGCACCTAATTCGCCAAATCGTTTAGGTCTCGCAGGCTCATCTTGTTATAAGGTACTGACCATCTTTATCGATATTGATTTCAAGGATCAAAAAAGAGCATGGTATCACCAACAATTGGCCAATGGGTATGTATCACAAGAGCTTGCAAATTATATCGAGGGGGAGATTAGCTTTTTACGAACAGTACCCGAGTTTAATCAAGCTCCAAATGCTTGCTTGCTTTCAAAGAATGGCTTTCATTTTCACTACCATCTTAGTCTTGTATCCGGTTGGTCCTCTGCTGGGATACAATATCTTCTAGAGCTACCAGAGACAAAGCAAAAAGAGTTTTGTACAGCAGCAGGTATCTCATCCATCAATGATTTACAAGTGGAATATTTTGATGGTGAAGAAAGCAATTGTATCAGATCATGGTGGGTAAAACTCTTTGAAAAGAAAAAGTTTAAAGAAGCAAGGGGGTATGATGAACAAGTTTTAGATATTGGTGCACGAAAGTGTAGAGAAATTGGTATGTGGCACACCAAAGATATCAATAATCCTTGGTTAATGAGACCTTTCCAAACTTCTAGCTTAAGCACTTCCCCTATCACACCTACTATTCCTCAACCATCTATTAAGGAAGAAAAAGCTAAGCTCAAGGATTTGATGGAGCAGGTTATCGATGGCAAAAAGTCTTATCGTTATCTAGATGGTACTGAAATCATTTCCATTGGTACTAGTGGCAAGAAAGCACAAGTGAAGCACGAAACAATCACCGTGCAAGAGCTGGCAAATAACTGGAGCAGATATTTAGGGGAATATGGGACACGAGACAAAATCCAAGCATGTCTTGATTTCGTATCACCAGAGATATCAAAACCTTATGAAAGCATTGGCGGTGCCTTTGTGAGTAAGGCTGAAGATGATGCACTACTGATCAATCTCGTGCATCCAACAAAGCCAAAGAGTGAGAAAGGTAGTGAGATTTCTCTATTTGTTCTACCTAGTCAAAAGATTGGTGCAAAGCTCAAGGCAAAAGCGGTTGCATCTGCTCTACAGCTTGATCTGGATCCAAAGAGCGGTAAGGTAGAGAAAAGCGAAACAAATCTACGCATCATCCTACAAAAAGATCCTCTTATCACCTCGATCTACAAGCTTGATATTTTGCGTGGTCATATGGTAGTGCATCACCTAGTGAAGACAAGCTCTAACTCCCCTTCTTCTTGTATCCAGCTTGATAAGCCAATTGCAGAGCAGGTCAAGACAACGATCAAGAATAAGCCTTTTTGCAAGATGAAGGCTCGACAATTGCAAGATGAGGATTTCATCGTTCTTCAAGCTCATATCAAACAAGTTTACGGCGTAGAATATGCACGCCAGCTCATCATTGAGAATATCAAGGCTTGTTTCTCTACAAATCCCGATATGGATCTGAAATTCAATTTGGTCCACGACAAATTTTTAGGACACTATGACAAGTGGATCAAGGCTGGTAGACCTTCTATGCTCAATTCATGGTTGCCAGACACACTTCAAGTCAGTAAATCAATCAATCCAGCATACTATGATCATTTATCTATGGTTGGCCGTAAGCTCTTGATCGGTATGACCAGTCGTGCGTATTCTTTTGCGGATCCAACAAAGCTTGAAATGATGTTTTGTATCACCGGTAAATCTCAAGGTACGGGTAAGAGTACATTCTCTGAAACCTTGATTAGGTCTCTACTCGATCTGTTTGGCGTAGAGACTGCCACTGCTGGGGAGATGGATAGCCGTTTTATCCTAAGTACTCGTCAAGATGACAATAAGTCAGGGGATAAGATTTTGAGCTATGAAGGTAAGCTCATTTATCAGTTAGAAGAATTTGGATCTGATCAAGTCAAAAAATCGAGTGCAAATCAGCTGAAGAATGCTATCTCTGAGAAATCCGTTGAAGGTCGCTCAGCATACGAACGATTTAATAGAAGTCTCAATTTCACGCATTTCATCATCTCAACCACGAATGATCGATACTTCTTGCATGAAGGTGATGGAGACCAACGACGCTTTCTAATCCTTGATCTTGATTATGTCGGTACTGATGGCTATTATGCTATCCCTCTAGATGGTAAGAGAAAGCCTATCAATTGGCTCAAGGGGAATGAAGGTTTTATAGACAGGGACCTGATGGCTAGCCTATTAGATCTTGCCTTTGGCGAAGCTTATGCTCGTGCAATCAACGGCGAGCTGGAAGCTGGCACATCCCAAGATTTGGTTGCCGTTCGATCTGCCAAAGATATACTCACCGGTCAACCAACCGATCAAGAAATTCCATGTGAGATGCCAAGACTCTCACAAGAAGAAAAAGCTAAGGTTGCAGCTTTCAATAAGAGATATGAGATGGGTAGCGAACGCATGCGAGAAGCACTTATCACATACTTTAGAAATCAGACGGAAGATAAGATTGCATACAAATTCCATGATATTGAAGCTGGCGTGAAAGAGACAATTGGCTTTATCAAGCACCAAAACCAAGTGACTGATGCGATGGCAAGCCTCGATTTCCCTCTTGTTAGAGTAGAAAAGAGAGGAGCAACCGTTTGGCGTTTTGTTGATCGTCTAGACTCTAGAAATCTGCTTAATTGTAATCCATATGCTGGTATCAGAGAAGATGAAGATGAAAACAAGACCATGAGAACAATGAGGGAGCAACAACAAACAATCTCTGATCTAGAGAAGAAAATCAAAGAGCTTGAGAACGCTTTGAAGAAAAAAGAGACGGAGGTTGTGAGACTAGAAGAAAAAGTATCTGAAATTCCAGCACAAGAGATTGTGATTGTGAGTAAGGTAGCAGCACCAAGCTATACCCCAGAGCTAGAAGAAGATGAGGATGATGATGAAGATTTTGTCTGGGAAATCGTACCGAGCAAGCAAGAAGTCAGTACATACCCCAAGCCTCAAGAAGTCAGTATATACCCCAAGCCTCAAGTAGTGAATGCACCACCAACGACAAAAACGAGTAAGCCGATCTTTGTCTCACCACTAGATGATCTTGATGAGAATAATCTTGATCCAGAAGTAGAGCAAAACCTACGGAAAAAGTTTAAAAAACATTGATCTGATATAAATCTTCTGCTATACTTTGATCATAACAAGCCAACAAAACCGGAGTTTTATTATGGCAAAGCAAAGTCAAAGTGAAGACATGTTCTCATCAGATCCTTTTTTAGATGAAGTTGTAGGAGCAAAACCTACTCGCCAAAGCGAATATTTTGTGCCAGGTCATTACCTTGTACAGATCATTGATTTCAAGCGAGCAGAAACTCGTAAAAGAAGACCTTTCATTGTTCTTGAGACAACCGTTCTGGATAGTGATGTTGCAGATTTAGGTACTGGAAGCGAAGCGTCTTGGATGCAAATGCTTGATTCTGACCTTGCACCTGCAAATATTAAAAATTTTATTCAAAGAGCCTTGAATTTAAGTGAGAAAGGTGTTACAAAAGAAATCATAGCGAAAGCTCTGGCACAAAATCCAGACACTGGTAGATCATTTCTAAGCGGTCTCAAGATTGAAATCGTTGCCAAAGAAATCACAACCAAGGCTGGGACACCGTTTACTGTGCTAAACTTTATCGCTGTACCAGCTGACAAGCAAGATCAAGCTAAACGATTGGCCGATCTAAAGTAAAATCAAGAGTCGGTTGCACTGATGGAGTGGGGGTAGGTTTCCTATCCTAGTGGTCCGATTCCACAACAGCCTCAAAAAAATCAAGAGACTCCTTAAGGGATTTGTTGATGCTTTGTTGTAAGTGAGAGATGAGTCGCAAAAACGAGTCTCTTACGAAAATCTAGTGTACTCCAACGCACGAGATGTGAGAAAAGAAACCTACCTCATCGAAAGATGGGGTATTTTTCTTTATAGCTCACATTTTGATTTGTGTATCATAGTACAAAAAGGAAATACATATGCAGCAAGCTCCATCACCTATGGCGGGAAGAAAAATTGTTGGTACACCAATCACCAGTTTGAATTTTTTTACCCCCCAGCAATACACATTCTCAAATTTTGACTCATCAAATATCAGATCTTTTTTCTATGTTCCCATGACTCAAATGCTAACAGTCTTATTCAATAGCGGTCATGTGTATGAGTACTTTGGCGTGCCTTGGCATATCGTACAAGCTTGGGATGGTGCAGGGAGTAAAGGTCAGTACCATTATTATATGATTAGGATGAGATACTACTATAGACGAATTGTTTAGTTTTTGTCCCACAAGGCCTTCTTTTGATCCGCCAATTCTTGATCTATTTTGTAAGCTAATTCCCACATACGAGTAGCCTCTGGGAATGCAATGGATACAAGCCTATGAACCTCTTTTGCATACTCTCTAATCTCTTCTTGAGCATGAGGATCTAGACGAAGCGAAAGGAAATTGAATACGGCTTGAAGATCAGCTTTCCAGATGCATTCGCTATATGTACCTACTGGGAGTTGCATGCGTGCCTGCTCTCTACAAATACCATGATCTAGCATCCATCGGTAATTTTTATATGCGATTTCATAGCTCTCTAGTAGTCTCTTATCAGCCTCATCACTGATCAGTTTATCCACTTGACCATAACTTGATTGTTTGCTTGTCTCATGCTGTAGCCTCCAAGTATCTGGTGTAAAACACTCATGCTTAACTTCGGTATATCTAGCGGATACCTCGTTCCATGTGCATCCGACAACATGTTTCATCCATTGACGAAGCACAAAGATAGGAGCCTTGATCTTGAATTTGCAAGTTACCATCCTAAATGGTGAAGTATGTTGATTTTGCCACAAGTATTTTAGCAAGCGTTCATCTTTTGGTGTAAGTGCATGAGACTCTTTGTTGAAACTGACTCTTGCAGCGTTCACAATATCAAGATCAGTACCAAGCTGATCTATCAGAAAAACATATCCAGTATCTATTGTCATTTTTGATCCTTTCATTTGATCTACTAGATAACACAAACCATACTTAAATTTTTTTTAAAATTCCCTTGATACGAAATATAAAAATTCATATATATGAATTATCTCATTCCTCATTCTGGAGTACATATGCAACTGCAAGATATCGCTCAGCGATTACCCCCAACCATGGATCAAATTCACATTGTTGGCTTTGATACCGAAACTTTCCTCATCCCACACACTGGTGAAATTCCCCGTCTTGTATGTGGTACTTTCGCTTTACCAGATGTACCAATCCAAAGTTTATTCAAAAACAAGTTGGTTGAGGTATCAGATGAGATTTTAGATCAGACCTTGATCTTGGATGCTAAGGCAACCGTCGAGAAATTCAAGGAGCTACTATCTCGTCGTGATTGTGTGATTGCTATCCATAACGCAAAATTTGATCTTCTTGTACTACTCAAGCAAGACTTTTCTCTTCTCGTTCCAATCGTCAAAGCTATCAAGGCAGGCCGTATCGTATGTACCGCTATCGCTCAATCTATGATGAACGCAAGCCTTCCATCTCTTCATATGCATAGTCAAGTATCTTTACTCGATAGTATGAAGTGCTTGTTGAGTACCGATAAATACGATCATTTAGTCAAGCTCAAAAATGCAGACAAGAAAGAAAAGAGTAAGAAGCCTACAGATACCCCAACACTCTTTGATGATCAACCTAAGAAAAAAGGGAGTATCAGAACCAGCTTTGGAGACTTGATCGATATACCAATTGATGAGTGGGATGAAGTGGCCGTAGCATATGCTAAAGAAGACGCTATTTTTGCTCGTGCTCTTCTCTATACACAATGGGGTAAGTCATGTAAATTGGCCAGTATTAGAGATATGCATTTCCTAGAGGATTTGCCACGCCAAACATATGCAGACTTTGTACTTGCTTTTGCATCTGTCTATACGGGTATCCACCTTGATAAGATCATGCATATGTCAGCAGATCGAGACCTTGAAATCCGCCAACAAGAATTGGCAAAACAAATCGTAGGTAAGGGGTACATGATCAAGGATAAGGATGGGTACAAAATCCCCCCCAAGCCACTACAAGATCTGTTTGTACAAATATATGACAAGCTCAAGGTAATTACCAAAGATCGTAAGCTTACCAGTGGGGGGGATATCTCTATCGATGAAGAAGCAACCGAGAATTTGATCTTTTTGATGAATAAGGGAAGCAGTGAGGATTTTAAAGATATTCTTGAAACGCTTGATCTGATCGATGAGTACCGAGATATCACAAAGCAAAGAAACACATACCTCAAGAATTTTACGAAAGCTTTTCAAAGTGAAGATCATCGTCTTAGGTATCGTTTCAATGGCTATGGTGCTGCTACTGGCCGTACTACCTCTAGTGAGCCAAATCTTCAAAATCTCCCTCGTAATGGTTTTGTTCGTAATGTCATTCGTGCAAGTAAAGGTCATATTCTAGGCTTGTGCGATTACTCCAACGCTGAAATGAGAACCTTAAGCCAGATCCATCTTGATGAGGGTAGAGATAGCATTCTCGCAAAGCGATATAAGGATGATCCAAACTTTGATCCTCACTTGTTCGTATCCGCTCAATTTTGTGGTGTTACATACGAGCAAGCGATTGAGTACTATGCCGACAAGAAACATCCTTTGTACAAAGATCTGAAAGAGAAGCGAAATCTTGCAAAGGTTTTGAATTTTGGTTTAGCTGGAGGCCTTGGGGTAAAGAGCTTTATCTCGTATGCTAAAGGCTATGGTTTCAAAGGTGCAAATATCTTGAAATTCCATGAGGTGGATAAATCAATCAAGGCATGGAAACAAGTCTATTCAGAGATGGTAGATTATTTCAAGGTCAGAGCAGAGAGAGCACCAAAAGACGAAGAAATTTATCGTAGAAATCTAGCGTGGGATGAAGGTGCGTTCAAGGCTGTGTATCAGTACCCCAGATCAAACCGCTTTCGTTTTTGTGATGGGTATACGAATGGTTGCAATTCCCCCTTCCAAGGCATGGCAAGTGATGGAGCAAAAAACGCATTAATTCTCGTATTTGAAGAGTGCATGTTTAATAAGTTATCCCCGCTCTTTGGCTCTCGTATCGTGTGCTTTATCCACGATGAAATCATTATTGAGATACCCGTAGATGATATTGATACCGAGCATTATACCCAACAAGGGAAAGATGCTGTTGATCGTTTGTCTGCTCTCATGAAGCTGGGGATGGAGATTATGACGCCAGATATTCAAGCGGTTTGTGAAACAACCTTGTCCTATCGTTGGGATAAAGAAGCTCACTCACCGACAAAAGAAGATAGGCAGCAAGTCTATATTTCTAAGGTTGATTTGAAAAAGTAAAAAAAAATTTAAATTTTATTTGACATTATTTAAATATATTTATATATCTATACATAACGAAGCAAAACAACAAACCATGATCATGAAGATCAGAAGGAAGATGCAAAATGCAAATCCAAATCATTGATATCCAAACGCAAGAAATCTTGGCTCAGGACACTGTTGATCAAATCAAAGCTATCTATGAAGAAGAAGAAGAAATCGTAGAAGCAATCGATCAAGCAGTCGAAACACAAGAAGAAGTTATTGTTTACGGTTTCGTAGGCAATGGTATCAAAATCACAATCATTGGTCTCTAAGAAAGCAGCAAGTAACATGAACAAGTTTGATTGCGGTCTCTGGTCTACCGTAAAACAAGATCAGGTCGAAACAAAAGAATTACCCCAAGTACAAAACCTTCCCCAATGGTCTCCATACATTGACTATAGTGCTGAAAAGGAAGAAGAAGAACGCCGACAAGCTCATGCTTTCATGATGAGTACACTCTCTGAATTGATCTGCTTGGCTTGTTTTTGTACTGTTGTTTTTACCCTCATCAAGATGCTCTAAGGTGTAATCATGAATAAAGTAACCAGAAGTGAAAAAACAATGTTGATCAAGCAAAAGACTGGCAAAACTCTCCGAGAAGTAGCCAAAGATCTTGGTTATACTGAAACAATGTTATGTCTAGTATGTGGTGGCAAAGTCAAGCCAAGCTGGGAGCTAGCTCGTGCACTTGCTAAATTAACCGGTGAGTCTGCTGAATATTTCCTACCATAGTCAAAAAAATATTCCATACTTGTACTAACTGAATGAAAGAGTGGTACAAGATGATAGAGTTAGGTTTGCACGAAAATCCGATCGAATTGATGGATGACATTGAATTTTATACAAATTTTAAGAGTGGCTTACGATTAAAAGAGCAGCAGGTTGACGATCTAAAAATTTCACTTTTCTTTGATTGTCTTGAGCAAACACATGAGGCACGAGTCTTGATCGATAGCCTGGATGTCATTGCACCGCTCTCTAGAGTGTTTGAGCGAACGGCTCTTGTAAAATTTAGAGCATGGACAGATATCTATCTTCCAGCTTGGTACTATATCACGGATCTAGTCATAGAAAAAAATCAAGATGAGTCAGTGAGTTTGTGGCAAGCTAGGTTTAAAGTTACCGTTTCACTAAAGGAGAAATGACATGTCAGATCTACAACCACCACAAGATTTTTGGGTACTCGCAGCAAAGAATAGCGAAAGTGTTGGCCTTCTTGTCCTTGCTTATGTTGCCAAGCAAATCATTCCTATTTTTGATCGTTATGTATCACTTAAAGAGAGACAAGATCCTATCGTTGATCGATTGTCGGAAAAGATGCAAAATCTTGAGCTAAAGATTGAGCTTTTGATTGAAAAAAGTAAGCTAAACGATAAATAAAAATAAAAATATATGTGAATATTGATATACTCTCATAGTAAGAAGAGAGAGTATATGACAAGCAACAAATTTTCGCACCTATCCGCATCCCAGATCAATTTATTCAAAGACACTTGCCAACGGAAATGGTACGAAATCTATATCAATGGTGAAACCACGCCGTCAAGTCCAGCTCTAGAGCGTGGGAAGATCGTGCATACACATATTGAGAATTATATTTTAAAAGGTATCCAACCGCCACAAGATACTGACGAAGGCTTGATTGCCTCATCTGGTCTTGCTCTACTACCAACCTATGAAGAAGGTAAGGTCTTCATTGAGTATGCTTTGGATAACTTCTCCCCACTATCTGCATCCATCAAGTTTAAAGGCTTTATCGATTGCCTCATTGTACATGATGATCATATTGAGATACTTGATCATAAGACTACCAGTGCCAAAAAGTACATGTTGACTGAGCTTGATCTGATGACTAATACCCAGCTCATTATCTATGCAAGACATGCAATGCAAGCTTACCCCCATACTAAATTCAAGCTATCCCATATTTACTACCTCACTTCTGGCAAAAGGCATGCAGAAAAGAGAAGCGTTGAAGTAGATAGAGACCATGTCATGAAGGCGTTCACTGATCTTGTACCTACGATCAAAGAGATGATCAGTGCATATGATAAGCAAATTGAGTCGATGACAAAAAACGAACAGTCGTGCTTTGCCTATGGTCAAAGGTGTCCCTTCTATTTAAGATGTAAACGAGACTCACTAAACGATTTAACCTCCATTCTTGTACCACCACAAGAGAAAGACGATACAAATATGACTACTACTAGTACCGATTTACTAAGACAACTCTTTGCACAAAAGGGAATGACAGCACAAGAGCCAATTCAAGAACCAATTGCTCAAGTAGCTCCTCAAGTAGCTCCGCAAGTACAAGCTGAACCTTGCGTATTATTTGTCAGTGCACATGTTGTAAAAGGTGCATTACCTACCCTAGCTTTGGATGCTCTCAAACCTCTCATCCTTGATATTTGTGCTAGAGAGAAAGTGCCTCATATCTCAACCATCCAATATGGTAGAGGCTACGATATGCTCAATCAAATGCTCATGCAATATGGTAAGCTGCCTTGTTCTATGCAAATTGACGCACGATCATTTGAGTACCAAAAGATTGGAGCAACGCTTGAAGCTTTGGCTGATATCGTTGTACGAGGTGTCTGATGACAAGCCTTGCAGATATGTTTTTGGCCGGTGGGGGTACTCCTGGCTTTCAAGTAAATGCAAAGGTCAGTGATAATGTTAGGATAACAAGGATACCCGCTAGCACAACAAAAGATCAAGTACCGGATTTCACTGATCGTTTCAAGACCGAAGATGGGACAATGAAGCTAAGACATATTCAAAATTCCATGCTCTATGAATTTGAGAAGGTTGGCGGTCTTGTTGCTCTTGCTGGTTGTGGTACTGGTAAGACTCTGACAACCTTTTTACTTCCGCTTGTTGCTCAGGCTTGTAATCCACTCTTGATTGTACCTGCATCACTAAGAGATAAGACTAAGCTTGAATGGTCAATGTATGCAAAGCATTTCAAACTTATTCCGATCGAAGTCATTAGCTATGAGCAAATCCAAACGCCAAAGGGGAAGGATCTTCTTTTTAAGCTATCCCCCGATCTGATCATTTGCGATGAAGCTCACTACATTAAAAATTTAAGATCCGCTAGAGCCTCCCGTCTTGGTGTCTATCTTAGTAAAAGACCAGATACTAAATTCGTTGTGCTATCAGGTACCCTCATGAACAAAAGTATTGCTGATATTGCTCATCTCTCTGATTGGTCTCTACTAGATCAATCACCTTTCCCCCGTGAGAATAGGCAAGTGCAAGTTTGGGATAGACTGATCAACGGTGAAGCAAGCGGTTTTGAATACATAGAGTTTAAGAGATACTGGCAAGTGGACGGATTAGCAGTCAAAGAGAGTATATATAAGAGACTAGCGAATTGTGATGGTGTAGTACTTACGGGTAAAGATATCGTACCTTCATCACTCAACATGTTTGCAAATAAGCTACAAGTACCCCGTACACTGATCCACGCAATCAATCAAGCTTTCAATGAGAAACGAATGGCTGATGCTCTGGGGGATTTTGAACTTGATATCAAGATGATTGAGGATAGCCAACATTTATGGAAAACCACTGATGCCTTTGCTCTTAGAGCCTATGCTCAGATGATGATGGGCTTTCTCTATGTTTGGGATTGGCCAAATGGACCAGATGAAGAGTGGCTCACTACTCGCTCACTCTATGGGAAAGCGATTAGGCAAGTACTTGATCTTGAGCTAGAGGGTATTGACTCCCCCGCTATGGTTGAGCAAAATGTTGATATCTTACCTATAGCTTTTCAAAGGTACTTTCTCATGGCAAAGCAAGCATGGGATAGCCAAAAACACAAAGAGAAGCCTCCAACTAAATGTATCTGGCTTGATGACTATTTTGTAGAAGCAATCAAGGCTTGGGTATCTACTAGAGAAGATGACTTTATCATTTGGGTTGGTATGTCAGAGCTAGGCAATAGACTCGAACAAGAGTTAGGTATACCTTATTATAGAGGGGGTACTGAAATACCCAACACTAAATCGCATCGTTGTATAGCCTCTATCAAAAGTCATGGGACGGGGAAGAATTTACAAGCATGGAATATCAATCTCATTGCTCATCCTCTATCTGATCCAGCTACTTGGGAGCAATTGCTAGCTCGTACACATAGACATGGTCAAGAAGCTGACGAAGTAGAAATCTATTATTTCTCTCATGGTCTTTTTGGTAGTGCTATGTGGAAGGCAAGGCAAGGAGCAGATACTATCTCAAGAATAACTGGACAAGAGCAAAGGCTCAAATACGCAACATATAGCTAGGAGTAAATAATCATGGGTCGCAAAGCAAATTACAATTTTTCACTACTTGAACGACAACTGAACGATCCTGATGCAGATCTACATATAGAGAAGCCAGTAGCGGAAAAGGTCCATCCAATCTTAATAGGTCAAGATGTTCCCCCTCTTCCATATGATGATTTAAATAAAGAGCGGTGGCTTATCATCATTGAATATATCATTGGCGTGCATCGAATTTTTGCCACTCGTGTGATTGCAGATATCATTGGCATTCATTTCACTACTACCCAAAGACTTATTGATGAATTAAAGATTAGATGGAGCAAGACACTCACACCAGCACAAGCAAATTCACGAAGAGAAGCTTTATATCAAGAATGTGAGCGGATCAAAGCATTGGCGTGGGATGAGGTACAAGTCAATGATAAGGACAAAGTTGCATATATGAAACTGATCCTAGAAGCACAAAAAAGGCAAGCAACCTTATGCGGTTTAGACAAGCTAGAGATATCAGTAGAGCAAATCACTACCGAGAAAAAAGAGCTTGCGATTGATGCATCCCCCGAAACACTTTCACAAATAGGCCTGATCTTGGCCAAAACAATATCCTCACAAAAGAGATTAAACGATGAATGACAAAATTCATGAATTAATGCAGACCAAAGAAGGTAGACAAATACTTTCTAAACATTCCCCCAGCTTTTTCGCAAGCTACTATTTGGGGTATTCCTACACAAATCACCAAGATCGTTGGCTCAAATTGATCGACGGGATGGTAAGTGAAGGCAAGAAGACAAATGAGAAGAAGAAATTGCTCTTACTTGCTCCAAGAGACCATGGGAAGAGTATGCTATGTGTTGCCGTCACTCTTAGAGCTTTATGTCTTGATCGTAATACCCGTATCCTTTGGCTATCCAAATCCATGGGGCAAGCTGAGAAGCGTGTGAGAGTATGCAAGAATTATTTACAATCTCAGAAGCTTATTGAGGATTGGGCAAGCGATGAACCTTTTCAACGCAAGAATGAAGACAAGTGGACCAGTACCCAGATCTATCTCAACCGTACTTTGAATAGCATTGATCCATCAGTAGAAGCAATCGGTAGCGGTGGCTCAATCACTGGTGGCCACTTTGACATGATCATCATAGATGACTTGGAGGATGAAAAGACCGTTTTTAGTGCATCCCAAAGACAAAAGACTAGAGATTGGCTTAGAGGTACATGTATGCCTATGCTCACAAAAGGTGGAACAATGGTCGTGGTAGGTACACGCAAACATTATGATGACGCATACAACATGATGATCAAGGATCCAACTTTCCAAGTAGTCAATACGCCAGCTATTATCAAGTGGCCTAAATCATACAAGCATATCATCAAAGAGGTTGACGGCCGTGACTTGTGGCAAGATGTAGTGATAGAAGGTGATTATGAAGTACTTTGGCCAGAAGAACGAGGGATTAAATTATTGCTCAAGGAATTGTACTCAGCAGGCTCACTATCCTTCACAAGGGAATTTCAAAATCAAGTACAAAGTGATGCTGATGCAATCTTCAAAGTTAGTTGGCTTGACGCTGCAAAGGATAGAGGTTTTTTCTATTCTTATGGTGAGATACCCCCAGTAGAGAGAATGGTTGTCGTTCAAGCGTGGGATTTGGCCTTGAAAACGGACAAGAAATCAGCGGAAGAGCAGGATAGCGATTATACCGTAGGGATTACACTAGGTAAGGATGAAAAGGGTAATCACTATCTATTATCTATGTTTAGAGATAGAGGCCTCACACCTTCCCAAATCTACCAAGCAATCATTGATGAGTACAACAAATTCAAGAAACTTTGTCATGTCATCTCTATTGAAAAAAATAATTTTGGCCAGCTACACACCTTCACTCTTCAAAAAAACACTGACCTACCTATTAAGGAACATGTCACGACGGCGGGGAATAAGAATAGTGCTTGGATTGGCGTACCCAGCTTAACTACTCTCTTTGAGAATGGTAAGATGATATTGCCTTCTAAGACTCCCGAAGATCTTGATAAATCTGATCTACTTTGTACTGAGCTTTATGGCCTTGGGAAAGAGAAACACGATGACACAGTCATGAGCCTTTGGATTGCCGTATCTGCAATGAGAGAGGCAGATTTCCAATATTCTATTGCAATTGGTGATGAAGCGTTTGATGCTCATGGTGAAAAAATTGAGAGTACAAAATCAGATTTAGATTATCATAAGCGAGCTGAAGCTAACTCGATGCAATCGCTTTGGGATAGCTTACATGTGGATTTTGACATAGATGACGAAGGTTTTTAACTATGATTATGAAAACGATTGAGCTGGTATCTCAAAATAATGCACCAGTGATTTTTGATAAGGCAAGCCTAGGCTTTAATCCAGCTGATATCTTGTCAGCTTGCCAAGTACACTGTACCGGTCTAGATGGTGGGACCTATTCCGTTGCTATTTTCCCCCCTAATGGCTACGACTATGTCTCCTATCAAGACAATGCAACACAATCTGACGGCGTACTTGTGACCGAGCAAAGTTTCATCTTCCAAGCTCTAAAGGTTTCATTTAGCGGTTTGGGTGCAAATGCTCATCCAAAAGTAAAAGCAAACTTCTTTAGAAGGAGAATGTAGTATGCCAGTTTTACAAGGAAACAATAGTACAGTAAAGTCAGGTACTGAAACACAATCAGGCGTTGTTCGTCTAGCTACTGCAACCGAAACACTAGAAGGTACATCCACCACGATTGCCTCTACCCCAGCAGGTGTATCACTTGCAATCAGTAGTGTCGTAGCAGATGCTCCAACATCACTTGACACACTAGAAGAGCTTGCTCAAGCCTTGAACAATGATCCAAGCTTTGGCGTCACTACTCTTGCTCGTCTAGATGCTCTTGAAGCTGGTGGCTCGGTTGATATCCAAGCCTTACAAGATGAGCTTGATGCTACTCAAGTTGGTGCTGGTTTAGCTACTACTGGTGCATATATCCCAGATAACACTACAAACTATCTAGATTTTGCCACTTCTCTTAAGAATGCAGACAAGATCCTTGATCAGATCATAACCACCACACAATCAGATTTGACAAACTTGGCGTTGGATGTGTCTAATCAAGGTGCAAGTATAACAACCTTGTCATCCGATTTAGCTGATGCCGTCGCTGATATCTCATCACTCACCGCTACTGTTAGTACTCAGGGAGATACACTCAGCTTGCACGCATCCGCTATTTCGGATCTACAAGGTGATATCACTTCGCTTACACAAGCAGATCAAGCACTAGCAACTCGATTGACAACCGCTGAAAGCAACATTGGTACTTTACAAATAAATGTCAATCTGAAGGCGGATGATGCTGATCTACAAGCGGAAATTACAAATAGAATTAGTGCTGATCAAGCCTTACAAACAAGTATCGATACCAAGGCTAGTAGTACGGATTTAACCAATTTAACAACTAGAGTGACAACCGCTGAAAGTGAAATTGATACTTTACAAGCGGATGTTTTAGGTCTTACCGCTGGCGTTGATCTTAGAGCGTTAGAAGCGGATCTACAAAATGAGATTAATGCAAGAGTAAGTGCAGATCAAGCTTTACAAGCAAGCGTGACTGATCTGAATGCTCATCACTTACATAGTAATTCTTATTATGCGAATGACAACATCACAGATATTCAAACTCAAGTGGATGCTATCGGTACAAGTCAAGGCAATGTAATCTTTGCATCATCTGGCTCATATGGTGGATCTACACTTACACTAAACAATAAGGTTAATCTTGGTATCATTGCTCCAGCCGTAGGGAATACAATTTGTGAGCTTGCTGGTGGTAGGGGATTAACAATTAGCGGTACAAGTGAACGAGTACGAGTAGCAAATCTACAAATTGAAGGTGCTCTCACGATATCAGGGACAAAGGGTAGACATATCTTTACAAATTGCGACATTTTGGGCGGGGTAAGTATCTCTAGTACAACAGATAGCACCTCAACCTTTATCGTATTTCAAGATTGTGAGTTTAGTAGCCAAAATATCACTATCTCTAATCTCACAAATTGCACCGTGTATTTCAATCGTTGTAATTTCACAAATGTGAGAGTCTTGCCAACAAATGTAGCATCACCTTTCTTAATCATCTTGTCCGAATGTGCTGGTTTGAATAGTCTTCAAACAAATCTAACGAGCGGTGTTGCTATCGTTGGCCGTACTGGATATTCAAGCGGTATCGTCAAAGTCTTCTCAACTTCTTCAAATTATATTAGTGCCTTAGGCGTTGAGACCGCTTTCACTGGTAGTTATTCAGAGCTTAGAGATAAACCAAGCTTGGTTACCGCCAGCACTCAACTTAGTGATTCATCTAGCTTGCTCCGTACAAGTGATAAAGGGGTAGCTAACGGCGTTGCGGAATTAGATGCAAATGGTCTTATTCCTAATCATCATATCCCCCCGCTGGCCTTGAGCAAGCCTTATGTTGTGAATACAATTGCTGATCGTGATGCATTAACCGGTATCAATACGGGGGATGTTGCTATTGTTGTCAATGATCCAACTGCATCCAACAATGGGAATTATATTTATGATGATACCATTCCCTCATGGATTGCTCTCTATAATCCAACCGCTCCAGTGTCTCGTGTGAATGGTCAAATCGGCGATATCACTTTATATACGGGAGATATCACTGAAGGTGTTGGTGCACAAGGTGAAGCAAGTAAATTGTACTTTACCGACTCTAGAGCCTTGAGTGCTACCACTACTTCGAGTATCAATACGGATGACAAGGCACCAACAACGCAAGCCGTCAAGCTCTATGTAACTGGTATCACTGATCCACTTGATACAAGACTGGATAGTGTAGAGTCAAGCATCACAACATTTGCCACTACTACCTATGTTGACAATGGTTTATCCGCTAAACTCAACTCTAGTAGCTATACGGCATCAGATGTCTTCAATAAAGTCTTGAGCTTGGACGGTAGCGGATCCGGTCTTGAAGCAGATCTATTGGACGGCTTTCATGCAAGTAGCTTTGTTCAAACTACTGGTGCACAATCGATTGCAGGGGTAAAGACTTTCAGTGATGCTCCAGTCGTACCCGATCAAAGTGCAAGCGATAATTCCACTAAAGTTGCGAATACTAAATATGTTGATACTGCAATCGCAAGCATCCAAGCAACCATCGGCTCAAGTGGTACTCTGATTTATAAGGGTACATATGACGCAACCGCTAATACCCCCAGCTTAGTAAGTGCTAAAAAAGGTTTCTTCTATCAAGTATCCGTTGGCGGTACACTAGCTGGCGTTAACTTGACTACAAATGATCAAATTGTATTCGTGGCAGATGTAAGCGGTGGCGTTGTTCAAGCAACTGATTTTACCGTGATTGATAATACTGAAAGCGGTTTATCAAATGGTAATGTTGCCGTTGCCAATATTGGATCTGGTACAACCATGCAAGCCGGTATCTATTATATATATGATGGATCAACAAATATCTCGGTAAATGTACCAGCACGAGCAGTAACTCAAGGTACTGGTGCAGTCACTTATCTTAGGATTCGTGGTACCGGTCAAGTGACTTTAAACGCAAGTGGTGTAGCTGGCGGTGAGTTTATTGTTTATGCTGATAGTGGTACCGTGAACGGCGTGAAATCCGTGGTACTGACAAAGGCTGGGGAATATAAACTTGTATGTACTAAACGCACAATTAGCGGTACCGTATATGCTCAGTGGGATGTCACCGTATCAAATGATCGTGCACTTAGAACAACTGATGATCTTGTAGAAGGTACAACTAATAAGTACGCATCCTCAACAAATGTCAGATCTTTGATCAGTGCTACTTCACCTATCGTATATACTCAAGCTACTGGTGTGATTAGTACAACCTTGACTCAGTATACGGATGCTCTAGCTAGAAGTGCAGCTGGTGCTGGTCTTGCTAGTGGCAACGCAACAAATACCGGTATCACTTTCACAAATAACACTGGCAACAGTCGTATTGACGCCGTAGTCTCACTTGCCGGTTTCTCGATTGATGCTCTATCAGATGTCAATACCAGCTCGGTAGCTCCTACAAATGGTCAAGCATTGGTTTGGGAAAGCTCTACCTCACAATGGAAGCCAGGTACCGTTGCAGGTGGTGGCGGTGGTGGATCCTTACCCGATGTTATCACGGCAACCTTCACAACAAATGTCTTTACGCCAACAGCACCATCAGCGGGTACTCTAGAAGTCACTTATCTTCTTAGTCCATCCGCTAATGCAAATGTCAATCTGACAAATATTGTACCAGGTGTAGGCAACAAAGGGATGAAGCTAAACTTTAAGAAACTCACCTCGTTCTATGTATCCGTTATCCCAAGTACCGGCGTTTCAATCGATGGTCTTACTGGTGGTACGGATATCATCCAACAATACGCTTGTTTGACATTACAGTCTACTGGCACAAACTGGATCATCCTTTAAGGCCTTATCATGAGTTTTTTAATTAAAAATTTTAATGGTCATGCTGGCGTATGTATCCTAAATAGGCAATCAAGCGAGGCATCCCCCCCATGGGTTTTACAAGGTGGTACTTTTACCCCCTTATCTATCGGGACATATGTAACACTTGAAGGCGGATTTAGGTATCATGCTACATGGAATTGGGCATCCTCAAACACCACAACCGCTATTATACTTCGCTATTTTACCGTCGTATTTACAACGCTGGATTCCTCAGTGTTTGCATCATCCCCAATTGTATCAAGGCCTTATTCATCTGGTTATCTTGGTACATACCAATTGCAAACTGCCGAGGCTCATTTGGTCTTTGATGCTCCAGCGGATTGTGAATTGCAATTCCCTGGATCATATGAATGTCCGTCATCTTCACTCTTGATCTGGAGGTTTCCGCTATGAGCTATGAAGGATCAACATCTAGAAACTCAAAATATGGATATATGTTTATGGGTAATTCGAGCGTTGTGTATCCAGGGATGACAACAAGTCATCGCACATTGTCTGGACCTTACACAAGGTATCAAAATACTTTTAATACAACATTTATTCGTTTGATTGCAGATACAGGTGCCACGGCTACTGGCGTCGATTATCATTTACAAAGATCTTTGACAAACCCCGATCTTTTGCCAAATCGTTGTATGTGGTACACAAATAGCACAGTCTCAGAACGGTGGTTTTACCCGGTATCCAAAGGCCTTGCATCTTGTGCATATACAAGTATGGATAACTGGAATACGACAACTGGTAGCACTGGGACAATTCGTCTTGAGATGGAGATTTAGTATGTCGCATATTCCTATTCAATCAACCAATCAATCGATCTTCGCAATTGAGACCGGTTTTGATTCAGTGGCCGGCGTACAAGATCCAACATACAATCCCCGTATTCTTGACGGCGTAGAATTGCATCAATTCTTTACAAGACAACAGCACTATGCAGGAAAGTATATTGAAGGTGTTTCGGTTTCAAATGCTGGCATCTCACTACCCGTTGGCTATTTTTTTGTTCTTGATCCATACATGTACTACTCATCAGGGACAACATATGTCGCTACTCCTTATCTGACATGGAATATAGACGGCGTGGATACAATCCCGAGATTCCAAAGCCACTATATGACTGATCAACCTGGTGGCTCAAATGCCTCATATCGTGGCTTATTGTTTGTGGATTGCTCATCATCCTCTAAGACGGTCAAAATCATTGCTCGTGGTGCTGGATGGTCTACTATGGGTAATGTTTATTTTGACAACCAACAAACCACGGCCGTCATTACTACAACTCATAAATCACATATCGATATCTATGCAATCGACGCCACAACATATGCCAATCCGGTTGTGCGTACACTAGATGTAAGTGAGAAAATCACTTCTTGGGGGACCGCTCAACAAATGCCTCCAGAAGCCTTAAACAAGTTTTGGGTCAATACCGTATCTTGGACACAAACTTTTTACGCACCTATTCCTACACAAGCTGGGGATTGGTTTGGCTTTATGCAAATGGATAATTCAACAACGGCAACAGTCACTATCACAAGTCCTCCAACCTCTCAAACACTTGTGAGTGCTGTTGTAGGCTCATCAAGTACCGCTGGTATAAATAGAGCAATGGGGGGGCAAAATTCTTGGAAGTGGGTATGGTCTGGTATTCGATGGGTAGAAGTACCAATCTCTAATGATGGATATGTAAAAATTTAAAATAGCATGCAGGGGGGGTATGTGTACTGGCTGGGTACTTATTTTATATGTCTTTTCCCCCTTTTAATTACCCCAAAACTACCCCCTAATTAGTACTTTTGGGGGTAATTTGTAGCTTGTTTGTATGTAAATAGCTCCAAAAAACAGCAAATTTTATGCTTAATTGCCTTGAAAACATACCTAATTAGGGAGCTTTTGGGCAAAAAACAGCATAATTAAGGGGGGTAAAAGGGTAATTAAGCCTCAAAAACGGTCAAAATCACAACCAAAATAGCCAAAAAAGACAAATATTAGGGTAGTTTTAGGGTAATTAAGGGGGGTAAAAAGGGTAATTAAAACGCCGTTTTTTGCCAAATACACTATACCCCCCATACATTACATACCCCCCCTGCATACCTTCACATGTGTATAATACCACTAAAAAGACCTTCTACAACTCCGACAAAACCGAATAATCTTCAAAATGAATAATAGTAATATAAATAATAAAAAACATGCAGAGGGGGGGGGGTATTTTGAAAAGGTAAATTGAAAGTGATTTATACATAGGGGGGGTATAGAGTAGGTAGTGAATTTTTTGTATAGGGGGTAAGGGTTATGACCCCCCCTCCCCCCCTGCACCAAGAAAGATACCCCCCTCACCTAAGTTCATAGTCAGCCAGCTCTTTATGATATGATCCGAGTATCTAGATCAAAGGATACAAATGAATATCACTACCGCTAAATATACAACACTGATTATCACTCTCTTGCTCCTATGCTTATACTTCCCCCATGTCATGGCGTGGATCAGCACTGGTATTTCAGGCGTGATTGGTTGGCTCCTATTCACAAATAAAGAAGAGAGTAAAGCTCAAGCCAAAGCAATTGAAGATCATATCCATAGAGCGATTGAGATACATGACAAGCTTGCAAGCATGGAAACTATGATGATGAACAAGATTGAGAAGGCAAGGCAAGAAGCAAGGGAAGAGGCACTTTCAAAACTTGACGGGGAATGGAAATGATAGGCTTGATCCTCCAACTAGGTCTTTGGGTAAATACTACTGGATCAGAGCAGCATGTACCATGTCCCATCATCTATGAGCAAGAGCAAAGACTTCCAGTAGGTTGTATGGTACTCAATCAAGGTGTTTTATTTTCCCCGACACACTATATTGAGACCAAGGTTAATGAAGCGGGGGATAAGGCCAAGATTAGTGCATTGCAAGAGCAAGTTGCTTTATTGCGAGCAGAGCTACTCAATGCTCAAAATGGATTAACTACATGTTTAACTCAACCTGCACCTAGTACAACACAACCTTTTATTTATGGGGTACTGGCAGGATCAATCATATCTGGAGCCTTATTATGGAACAAGTAACTTTAACTTATGCAACACTCTTAGGTCTTGTAGGCCTTTTCTATACTTCTTTAAAAGAGAAACAAGAGCAAGCCAAATCACTAGGCAAGTTGGAAGAGAAGGTAGCAAGCTTGGAAGCTAAGCAACAAACCTTGCATGAATTAGTGGAAGCATTACAAGAAACAAAAATCGCCGTAGCAAGACTTGAAACCAAGATCGATGCTTTACTAGGTAGCAAGGTGCACTAGATGGACCAATATTCTTTACTCGCTCATAGTGCCAATGATGAGCTTTTGGCAACAAAAATAACCTATGCACTAACTCGCTATGCCTCAATTTTAGATCCAATGGACAAGTCATTAATCTGGCGTTGGTCATCCGTCATCAAAGACATTTGCGAACCTTTTCCTATCACAATTGCATACCACATGCCTCTCCAACATGTGATGGATCTATTTCAGTTCGATCTAGGTATAAAGATTGTACATATCGCTGAAAACGAACATTTTTACCCCTCACAAGTGATTGCTCATAGAAAGATAAATCGTGGGGTAGGTGTTCTAGATAGTGAAGCAGAGCTAATCCTAAAAGAGAGTATCCATAAGGCAAGAGTGACATACCTAACGCTTATCAATCGTGGGGTAGAGCCTCATATTGCTAGCTTATGTCTTCCTCAATCGATCTATATTGATTGTCATCTGACTGGTGATATCCATAGGTGGTGCTCATTCTTCTTAATCCTACAAGAAGAACCAGATCGAGCGGATTGGCAGTTTGTAAGGCCTAGAGCTGAAGCAATCAAAAAACTCTTGCTCGAAGTTTATCCCCTCACAATGAAAGTACTTGGTTTCAAACATGACTGACTCGTTCATCCTTTGTTGGTGGATCATGATGCAAATTATTGCACCATCTGAAGCACCTATCTCACCTGGTTATAAAAAGTTAATAGGCCGTACGCTTATGGATCGTGTCATTCAGTGCGAACAATTGCATGATCATGCAGTAAGGCACGATGTAAATAAATATCTTGTTTTATCAATTGCCTTCCATGAGAGTCGATTTGTAAGAGATGCTCTATCAAATAAAGGTGCAAAAGGAGCTATGCAAATCATGCCTAAATATAAGCCTTGTGCAAAGTGTAGTGATGCAGAGAACGGCGTCTTGATGCTCAAGAAGATGCTTGATGATCATGGGGGGGATGAGTGCAAGGCAATCGGTTTTTATGCAACGGGTAAGATCTTGCCAAAATGTGGGCCATATGGGAATAGTATCCAAAGCCTAGCAAATCAGATTTATGACTACGCCGTACTCATGGGGATTGATGACGGTTGCTAATGAAAGCTAAATTTTTAAAATTCAGAATTGCTCAGTGCCTCCAACTAGCTAGCTTATCACCTTGTACTAGAAGACAATTTGGAGCGGTGATTGTAAATCCAGACTCAAACTCGATCCTAGCGGAAGGGTACAACGGAACGCCAAGGGGACATAAGCACGCTCTATGCGGTACTAACTCTTGCCTTCGTGATTGTGTACAAAGCGGAACCAAACTTGAAGTAGGTTGCCACCATGCTGAAGCGAATGCTCTGATGAATGCACTTAGAAATCACTCTGATATTAGAGGCTCAATCATGATCGTGAGCGGTGAACCGTGCCTTATGTGTGCTAAGCTAATCCATCATTCAGGTATAGAAACGGTTTACACAATTCAAGGATCATATTCGGCGGTGGATGGTGTAGACTACCTAAAAGATAATAATGTAGAAGTAATCAAAGTCACACAAGAGGGGGATATCATATGAGCGAAATGAAAGACGATTTAGAAGTTTTTGCCAAAGCAGCAATCAATTTACTCAAGCAAGCGATGACGGAAACACTTGCAAAAGAAGATAATACCGAGGCCTTTGCTCGTAGTCTACTGGAGCAAGATACTGACAAGCCAACGGTCATGAGCAAGGAAATCAATCCGGCTGATATTGCAAATGTTGGCATGGTAAATCTTGAGCCTACTCACCGAGGCACATGGGGTCTAACCTTTGATATCTTGAACGCCATGGCTCGTGTACCAGTCATCTCATCCGTTATCAATACCCGTATCAATCAAGTGGCGGAATTTGCCAAGGCGGTGAATGAGGATGATGGTTTGGGCTTTCAAATTCGCTTAAAAGATCGTAAGGCTTTGGCTACGGATGAGGACAAGCAAAACATTTTAAAAATCACTGAATTTATTAAATCTTGCGGGGACAATCGGATTACATTTGAGACTGATTTTGAAGGCTTTCTAAGAATGCTTGTGAGAGACTCACTGATCTTTGATCAAGCATGCTTTGAGGTTGTTCGCAATAGTGATGGGTATGTTTGCGGTTTTCTCAATGTAGATAGCTCAACAATTAGACGATCTGCCTTGACCGAGGAAGAACGCAAGCAAGGCCGTCGTTCACCTGAAGGCGTTCAATTTGTACAAGTGATTAACAACCAAGTAGTGGCAGAATATAAAGCCTTGGATCTATGTTGGGGTATTCGTAGACCTAGATCAGAGATTAGATTTAGAGGTTATGGTTTCCCCGAATTGGAAGAGCTTGTTAAGGTCATCACACATATTTGTAATGCGGAAATTTTCAATAGCAATAACTTTACGAACGGGATTAGTGCAAGCGGGATTATCGCAATTAAATCAAAGATGTCTCCAACACTATTTCATCGGTTTAGAAAAGAATTTTATTCCATGCTGACTGGTGCAAGCAATAGCAAGCGTACCCCGCTTATCCAACTTGATCCAGGTAATAATGAAGAGGTTTCAAGCATTAATCTAAGCAATACAAATCGAGAGATGGAATATCAAGAATGGATGAATTACCTCTTGAAGATTACTTGTGCCATGTTCCAGATTGATCCAGCTGAAATAGGTTTCAATTTTGGGGTAGAAGGTCAATCATCAGCGATTTTCTCCATGGGGGTACAAGATCGAGCAATCTTATCTAAAGAGAAAGGTTTGAGACCACTACTTAGAGCAATTGAAAGTTGGATCAATCGCTACATTATTGATCAAATTGATTCAAGGTACGAGTTAACTTTTGTTGGCCTTGATAGTATCCCCAAGGATAAGCAACTTGAGATGGATCTTAAAAAGATGGCTTTCATGACTCTGAATGAAATCCGAGCAAAGTATGATCTACCACCTCACCCCATGGGAGATAGGATAGGCAATCCACTTTTCAATCAACCGGAACCAGTACAAGAAGAGCCTAATCAATCACCGCCAGTTGATACCGTAGCAAGTCGATCGGATCAAGAATAAACATCGTATATCAATCAAAAAGAAAAGAATAAACAACAATTTACTCTAGGTAAAACTTTCACAAGGTTGAAAAATACTATGGCAGAAGCAAAACTTTCTTATCCAGTACCTAAGACGGTCAGAGAGAATGCTAAGCGTGGATTAAAATTACGAGCAGAAGCTGGTGGCAAAGGTGGCCTCACTACCCAACAAGCTGGCAAGCTCAAGATTGGTAGCGGGGTAGCTCGTGCCAACTCGCTCATTCATGGGAATGTCACTTACGACACGATCAAGCGAATGTACTCCTTTTTCTCTAGGCATAAGGTTTATAAAGAGCGAGGGTATCATAACGATCGTAAGAGTAAGGCTTATATTAGTTGGCTGCTTTGGGGGGGAGATGCAGGCTTTACATGGTGCAAAAAGATCATTCGCCAACATGAAAGAGCTTTGGCCGAAAAGTCAAGTCCATTCCTAGACCTAGTGCTACAATCGATATAACGAAAGGTTGGATACATGAATAAGAGCTATTTTTCCGCATGGACAAGCATTGATCTATCCAAGGATGACAGCACAAAAACCGATGATAAGCTTGGCTTTGTCAAAGGTATTGTCTCATCCGAGATTGAAGATCAAGCGGGGGATATCATCAAGCAAGATGGAATTGATTGGACCTATTTCCTAGATAAAGGATATTTCAATTGGGAGCATCAATCAGGACCAGAAAACATTCTAGGCTATCCTACTAAGATCATCAAGGGGGAGGCTGAAACTTCGGTTGAAGGCTATCTCTTCCTTGATAGACCCAAGGCCAAAGACGCATATGATATGGCTAAGATTTTGAAGGATGTTCAAGCTCCTCGCTCTATTGGCTTTTCTATTGAGGGACAAGTTATTGAGCGGGACAAAGCAAATGAGAATATCATCACAAAAGCAAAAATATTAAATGTATCAGTTACCGCTCACCCATGCAATCCAGACGCCAAACTGATGGTCAAGGCTATTGCAGATATGGAAGAAACAATGAGAAAGAAAGCTACAACAATTGAGCCTACTCTTCTTAAAACACTTGAGGAAGATGAAGCAAAAAAGAACGAAGCACAAGCAAATATGACTCAAACTGAGGATGAGAAAAAAGCTTATGCAACCGTGGAAGATGCTCAAAAAACTCAAGTAGAGGAGACTCAAAAGAATGACAACGCCGAGCCAAAAGCAGATGATCAAGGATCTAAAGAAGACGATCAAGAAGCTAAAAAAGTAGAAGAAGAACAAGCGGAGAAAGCTCAAATCTCTAAGTCTGAAGATGAAGATGATATGAACAAGGCTGAAGATGATGATGAAGATGATGACTCTTTAGAAGACTCTTCCGTAGGTGACGATGTGGATGATCTTATCTCTGACATCGAAGCCGTCTATAATTATCTTGAAGGTCTTCTTGAAGGCTTAAAAAATGCGATGCAAAAGCAAGGTGGATACAAGGCTAGCTATGCTAAAAAGTCAATTCCAGACCTTACTATTGTATCAAGTCGTGATTTACTTTCTCGTATCGAAAAGCATTTTCCTACAATGAGCGAAGATCAATTGAAATCAATCACTCGCAAATGTGCTGACATCATTAGAGAGTACTTTGTAAAGGATTAAAGATGAAAAAACAAATGACAAAAGATGCGGTGGATAATTTCTTCATCGCTCTCAAAAAAAGCATTCCATCTCAAGGGGATACCATGACCAAAGCAACTCAAATTGCCAAGTCCGCTGATCAAGCTTTACAGACCCAAGCTACTACTATTGAAGCTTTGGCAAAAACTATTGAAGCTTTGACTCAAAAAGTTGATGCACTTGCACAACCAAAAGTAAGTGCACCTATTCAAAAGTCAATCACACATGTTGCTCCAGAAGCTCATCCTTTAAATGGACAAGCTCAAGCTCAAGATGATTTCATTGACTCCCCCGCTTTGATCCAAAAAGCTATGAACGAATTGCAAAAGAGCAACGATAAGGCAAGACAAGCTGATTTAAGTCGTGCAGTATCTCTTTTAACAATCGGTGCCAATCCATCTGACATTCGCAAACAATATAATCTCTAGGAGCTACATATGTTCGGTTTACCACAAAATAATGACATGGTACACATTAACGACTTAGTTCGTTTGAATGAGGCCATTAGAAAAGCTACCCCTGGTTTCGTTGGGTATCAAACACCAGCACAAATGGGTGATGGCTCTTTATCTCCTCTTGCCTTACAAAGCATTGAACCTAACCTTGCGATTGCTACCTTCCAAACAAAGCACCTCACTTTGTGGCAGAAATTGGCCAAGACAACCGCTAACAACTTCGTTCATGAATATACCAGCGTTATCGAAAACGGTCTTGACTCTTCTCCATTCATCTCTGAAGGTCAAGGCGGTAGCGATACTCTTTCTACAAATCAATC